TCAGGATCGGTTCTTCCGAGCGGGATTTATGGCTGCGGCAAGTGTGTCCCACTTAACTTCCTGGCTCGCGGCGGCGAGCCGATCCCAGTCCAAAAACGACCAGTCTAGCCGATGGAGTTCTCGATCAAGCACCGTTAAACGAACGCCTTGGCCGTAATTGCCGCCGACTGTCGTCGGCGCATGGCCGCATATCTGGTCGACGATCCGCTCGAGGACGCCTGCTTCAAGCGCTAGATCCTTGAAACCGTGGCGGAAGCTGTGAAAGACCAGCCGGGCATCCTTGGAGACATAGCGATCGATAATCCTATTGGCGATGCGCGACGCTTCCTTCGTGCGCTTGCCGAACTGGTTCGACATGAGGTCCGGAAACAGGCGCGTATGGCCTGCAGCGACCAAAGCTTTCAGGTAGCGGTCGAAGCCGAGACGGATTAAATTTGAATGGATCGGCACGAGCCTTCGCGAGGGACCGGTCTTGATCGACTTATCTTCATCGTCGGTAGCCGCGTAGTCGTCGATATCGATGTACATTATGGCATCGTTGGTTTTGACGTCTGCAAGCATGGCTTGACCAATCTCTTCAAGGCGCGCTCCAGTCGTCAGCCCGAGAAGGAACAGCCAGTAAAGCGTCATGTCGCTCGCGGCACGATCTTGCTTCCACAGCAGGGGGGCCGTGAACAAGCGGCTGGTGAACAGCAGGCGAAGCTCGTCCTCCTGGAATGTTTGCCGCGATAGCGTTCCACTTTTCGTGTAGCCCACGACGGGTACGTCACGGCCCTCGTTGCGGCTGATCCACTTTTGGCCTTTGCCGAAACTCAGCAGAGCCTGAATACCACCTATCCGCTTCTTGAGCGTCGGAGCTCCAATGCGTGCCGCGTCCGAGCGGCGATGACGATCAAGCCGCTCCGTGAAGGAAAGGGCGCGATCAGCCTTGGGCATAGTCGAAGGCAGGTGGCGCGCCTCGTCGCGATAATCGAGGAGATCGTTTTGCTCGATGTCTTCGACCGGAATGTCCCCGAGGAAATCCACGAAGTCCCGGGCCGCACCCTCGTACTCGTGTGCGGTCTGCAGTGTCGGCTGCATCGCCAGCTTCCAGCTGTCGAACAACTCCATCAGCCGCAGGTCAGGACGAAGACGGCCGGTAGCGGTCCGGCGCTTTCGCGTGTTCGGAACCTCTACCGGCATCGAATTGAGATAGGCGATAGCTGCGTCCGCGATGGGCGCCGGCAGGTCGCGCCGCTCCATGTCGTGGTGACGCGCCACCTGTTCGAGAAGGCGTTCGATCTGCTTCGCCTTCGCCCGTGGCTGGAAGGAATCGTCACTCCATCGCCATATCGACCCAGGCGTATGCCCCTGCGGTGGCCGACGCGTTCCGCCATGGTCGCGAAACATAGCGGCGTTGTTTGCAAGCGCCCACCACTGATCGATACTCGACGCCGCAACCGGGGAACACCCGGTGGGCGTCATGTTCCAAAGTCCGCGGTCGATCTCCAGGCGAGCCAGGAGAAGGCGTTCCGTACCATCCAACCCACCTGCATCGCGCTCGGGGCCCTGAAAGTACGCAGCGATCATGTCACTGGCCCGATCACGCTGCGAAGGAAGCGGTTCGCCAGTTGCCTTGATTCGAACCCGGATCTCCTCGAACTGCTGCTCCAAAGCCGCGTTGGCCTGAAGAAACAGAATATTGGCTTCGGCCGCGCTCTTCGTGTTGAGCGACACCTTCCATAGCGCTTTTCCGCCGAACGCGGGACGCATCTTTCCGGGTATCTGCCGACGCAGATAATAAAAACCGGTGGTCGGGTGCTTCCAGGGTGTCGCCATGAGTGCCATTTCGGTGCTCGCTGTACCAGGTTGCTGTACCAGTGAAGAGCAAAGAATGGCTTAACCACACGTTTCCGCCACAAAAGTGGCGGTTGGTGACCCCTACGGGAATCGAACCCGTGCTTCAGCCGTGAACACAAATTTCCGTTGTTTATCAACGGCCCGTCCCACAATTCACTGTTCGTTCTTGGCGTGGCATTTCAAGGCGTTACGCGGAATGGGGGAACTGCCCACTCCCTACTTCCCGCGCCGCTCTAGCTCGCGCTCGACGGCGATTCGTAGGAACTCGGATTGCGGCTCTTTCGGCCCCAGCGACGACTTGATGCGATCGAGCGTCCCGGCAGCAAAGCGCGCGGTGACCTTCTCGTCAGGATCATTGATTCGGTTTCGGCCCACGCCGCGCCTGATAGGTGCCACCATTAATTCTGTCGAGCCGTGCATTTTGTTGCCACCACCTATTGACGCTTTTGTTGCCACCACCTAAATAGGTGCCACCAACTAAAAGGCAAGCGAAATGCAGATCGACTGGTACGAACGCCGCGACGAACTCATGCCTGACATGGTCTTCACCGACTACCAGGGTCATCGCGTCATGCTCGACCGGCGCGTCCCCGGTGACGGCACGAAGTGGTACGTTGCCGACTGGTGGAATGGTCATTGGTCTCATGAGGACGGCACCATCGAGCCCGGTGACTTGGTCGCAAGGCTCGATGCATGAGTGCGCGCATCCTTCAGGGCGACGCGCTGGCGGTCCTTCGAAGCTTGCCCGATTGCACGTTCAATTGCTGCGTAACGTCGCCACCATACTTCAACCAGCGTGACTATGGCGTTGAGGGGCAGATAGGGCTTGAAGCATCTCCCGAGTTATTCATCGCCGCCTTGGTGGACGTGTTTCGCGAGGTCCGCCGTGTCCTTGCCGACGATGGCACGTTTTGGCTGAACATTGGTGATAGCGTCTATAGCGGCAACGGCCAGCCATGCGGGTCCGATCCGCGCAGTCCGAACCGTGACTGGATGCGCAAGACGAAGCGTTGGCTTGATACTCCCGGTATGGGGCTTCCGAAAAAGTCGCTGATGGGCGTCCCGTGGTTGCTCGCACACGCGTTGCAGGCAGACGGTTGGACGATCCGGCAAGAGATCATTTGGGTGCGCTCGTCTGCATTCGTAGAGCCGAGCGTGAAGGATCGCCCATACCGCCAGCACGAGACGATATTCTTGCTGTCGAAGTCCCGGCGCTATTGGTTCGACCGGTCCGCGTTGCCGGAGGAAAGCGTCTGGCACATTGAACCGGAGCGCGCTCAACGCGGCCACGTCGCCCCGTTCCCGAAAGAGCTTGCCCGTCGCTGCATAGGTGCGGGCTGCATACCTGGCGGAACGGTGATCGATCCGTTTGGGGGCTCGGGTACTGTTGCGGATGTAGCGCAGTTCATGGGGAGGTCCGCGACATTGATCGACCTGAACCCCGCATATGTCGACGCCGCCCGCTCGCGTGTCGCTCAAGGAGTTCTTGCAGCATGACCCCCACCCCCGCATCCCTCGAACAGCGAGATAAGGCATGAGTGAGATCAAACCGATGTCGCTGGACGAGGCGAAGGGATTTGCCGAGCGCCTTGCTGACCGCGACGGCAACAAGATGGAGTTCCTTGGCGGGCGTCGCTGGGATGCGTACCGGTATGTCGTTCCCGCCGTGATCGCTGGCCTTGGATTGCTGAAACCCGATCCAGATGCCGACGTGCTGGCCGTCCGCGCGATCATGCACGCGCAACAGAGGGCCATGACGCCACCTGATAGCGGTTGGGGCAACATGTCTTACGCCAAGGGTAGCTACGACGACACACCGCAGTTTCAGGCTGCGTTGGCCGCTTACCGTGATTCCGCGCGTCTCCTTGAGCGGGGGGAGGGATGAGGGACATGGAACTGGCGGGAAAAGTGGCGAGCGCTGAACGATCCGACAATGCGCTGGACGTGCTAGTCGAGATCGCGCTGTTCGAGCCGTGTGATCGTTTCGTGGCGGTTCGGGCGAACAATGCCGGTAGCAAGGTCATTTACACTCGGGCCGATGGGTCAGAGGTGACGTATCGCGCGCAGGACTGGACGATGGCTGAGCGGCGATCCAACACGGCAACCCAACTCCGCGCCCGTCACGCCCTCGCTCTGTCGAAAGGATCGGAGGGGTGAAGATCATAATCAACGCCGAGCCGGACGAGATGGCCGATGTCTTGGTTCTCGTGATGAAAAGCCGCGAGACCTTCGCGCGGCACCCGGAACGGATCGGCTGGGGCTGGGCCTTCTCGACGAAGGGCGGGCGCTCGTTTTTCGTCCGACAGATCAAGGGCGGCCTATCCGCATCACCGACCAAGCCTCAGCCAAACCGCGCCCCGTAGCCAGCGGGGCGGCGCTCTACGAACACCAACCCCCGGACCGGAGCCACGCCATCGGAGCGACGCGAAACCTAGTCTGTGCACCCTCTTCTACCACCGCGCGAATCGGGTTGCAATCGAAGCGCGATGGGTGAGGATGGGGGATGACCGAAGCCGACCGCGTTGCCCTAGAGACCCGCCTCGCAGCCATGACCGAGCAGGAGGTCGCGCGCGCCTATAACGCTGCCGCGGTCGAGAGCGAGGAAGCCGACATCATCGCGGGCGAAATGGAACGTCGCGACATCGGGGACTAGCCGAATCGTTCCCGTCCTGTTCTAATGCAGCGGGTGAGTTACAAGAGCCTCAACACCCTGTCCGACTGCGCGAAACACGGAGCCGTCCTGCTGGTGACATGCCAGTGCGGCCGGCAAGTGTGGAAGGGCGCGCGGGACTTCACGCATCCAGGCGAAGGTATCAAGGCTGTCCGCGGCTGGATGCCGATTGATCGCCTCGCACTGATGCTGAAATGCCGATGCGGGCGGAAGGGCATGGTGGTGCAGATCGAGCATAGCCCGCGTGTCCCGGCTGGTATTCCGATGCTGCCGTTCCTCAATGCCGACGATCGTCAGCGTAAGAGGATGATACGGATTGCGCGGGGTTAGGGCTTAGACACCTCAGCGCTCCAATCGCGGATCCAGCCCAGCGCCGATCTACAGTCCTGCCCCGCCCCGGCAAGGTCAACGATATACCCGGCGACACTCGCATCTGTAGCAGTCGCAGGCACCGCAGGCTCGGCCTTGCACGTCAGCCGTTCAGCGGGAGGCGTTCGCACCACGACGACCGGCTGCTTGTTGCTCGCGCATCCGATCAAGGACAGACTGCACCCCAGGGCCAACGCTAGACGCATCGCTCTTCGTGTCGGCTTCATGCTGCAATTCCTCTTGGCTGTTATCGAAAGCATCATCGCGCGCCATCTGGTTCGCGGTCGCAGCACTGGTGGCGTTAATGACCCGGTTGGAAGCCTCGGCAACGATGTCGCTGCGATCGATCGCGACCGCTTCCTCCTTCCCGTCCACCACCCAGCCACGAAACGCCGCCAGAGCAGCCCAGTAGAGCCCCACGACGATCAGCGCGAACAGGAGCCATGCGAGCGCCTTGGTGAATCGGGCGGGGATGCCTGTGCGCTGGAGAAGGGTGAGGATAATGAGGGGCATTAGCGCTTGATCTCATCAGCGCGTTCCACCGCGGCATCAGCTACCGCGTCCGCAGCCTTGCTGGCGTTGTCCGCGCTTGGCGTTGAGCTGGCAGCGGCGACCACTGCATCCGCCAGCTTGCCGGTGTTCTCCGCGCGCTTCGTGTCGAGCGCGTCCTGTCCCATCTTGTTCGTGAAGTAGAACCCGAGCGCCATCGTCGCCATGCCGGATAGCTGCCCGACCATGTAGGTGATGATGTCCTTGTTCTTGTCGGGGATGTCCTTGAAGATCAGGGCCGGCAGCGCGGACACGAACGCACTGATCAGGAAGAACGCCAGCAGGTTGCGGAAGCGGTCGGGGTTGGAAGTCGTCATGCGAGCAGTCCTTTCGCTTTCACGAGATACGCCTTGCGCTCGTCTAGCCCGTTCGTTCCGCCGTTGATTTTCCGCGTCACGGCCAGCACGTCGTCAGCATCCGCCAGCGCGTTGATGCCGTTCCGAGACCAGTAAAGGCACGCGACCAGCAGCCCGATCGATGGCAGCGCAACGATCTCGGGATGGCTTTCGAAGTCGATTCCGAGCGTCTGTCCATCGCGGCGATAGTTGGCGCGTCCCGTTTCCTGGATCGGGCCGCGGCCCTTGTACCGCTTGCCGTCGCCGGCCTGCGTGTTGCCGAGATCCGCGCGCCCTTCGTATGCCTGCCCGCTCGCGATCTCTTCCATGTACCGGAACCCGCCGCTCTCGTGCGCGACCTGGGCCATGAAGTGTGCAAGCCGTAGTGGCGTGTCGAGGATGCCGTAGGTGCGCAGATGGACGTTCGCCGCCATGCCGAGTTCGGATGCGATCGTTGGTGCGGCACCGAACCGGGCGAACAGGGCGCGGCAGGTGTCGCGGCCGATTGCGCCGTCATCGACAAGGCCTAGCGCGCGTTGCAGCTTCTTGGCGTCGATCATGGCTTACCTCCCACGGCGCCTTCAATGCGGCGTTCGTCAGGCTGGATAGTGGCCTCGACGCGAGCGGCTGTGACGGGCGGCGACGGCACAAACCCTGTCTGTCGCCCGAACAGATAGATTGCGGTCAGGGCGCTACAGAGGGCGATCACGAAGGACAGCCATGTCGGGACCTTGCTCAGGAACCCGTTGGCGCCGTCGCGGTTGTCCTTGTCGCGCATCAGGATGCCGACCTTCACGTCGACAGCCTTCAGATCGGCTTCAACGTCGTCCAAGCGGCGGTTATTTTCCTCCAGCCGGATGACGCGCTCGCGAACATCGGAAGTCGCTTCCTTGGCCGAGCGAACATCACGGGTAAGCCCAGTCAGGCTGTCACGGATCTGGGCAAGCACCTGTAGCGTCATAGCCTCCGTTGACCCGGCTAGGCGCGGGTGCAGTGCGTCTTCAATGTTTGCGGCGGATCCAGGCATCTACACCTCCTGCGCGGCGGTTGCGGCGAGGGTCATGGGGCTACCGAGGCGGGGCAAGATCACACCAAGCCGCCCGTGCTAAAACCAAGCTCACGAAGACGCACGTAGGGCGCTGCGAACAGATCGTCACCGTTCCCGAAGTTACGTCCGGTGCCGAGATTGCCAAGCCCACCCTTGAGGTAAACCAGCGGACGAATACCGCCTACCGTGCCGTCGCCCAGGTCACGCGGCAGCTTGCTCACAGGGTCGTAGAACAGAGCGCGTTTCGTAGGATCGTTGATGTCGATGAGGCCCTGCGCGATCCAGGTCATCCGGTGACCGAATTTCACCTGAAGCGTGTTGCCGGAGCGGAAGAGGTTGAACGTGCCGCTGAGATCGATGAGCCCATCGGCAACTGCTATCGTTCCGATTACAACCGTCTCTTCGTTCACTGTCGCCTTGATCGTCGCGACGCCCGTGGCGGTATCGACGCACATGAACCACACGTTGTCGCCGTAGGGATTGGCCGCGATCGGCCCGGTGACGGTTCCAAGTAAGTCGCCAGCCATGTTGCGCGGCGTAAAGGTAAATCGCTTGCCGTTCTTGTTCACCAGCGTCTGATCAGTGTTCGCGGTCGTCTTTTGGCTGAGATAGCCGGCGACTTCGGCATCGATCATGCGGCCGGCGATAACGATCGTCAGCTTGGTCGATGCTGTGGCGTTCGCCATCTCGAAAGCGGAAAGGCCAGACGCGCCGTTGCCGGCGAGAACAACCAAGCTTGACGCGTCGCCCGCCCGGAAGACGACGCACCGCGCAACGTTGCTTTCACCCTTTGTGCTGTCTGCCTGGACGAACAGTTCGGTCACGTCGGCCGCAATCCCGGCCACGGCGACCGTGATCGCCCCGGTCGACGGGTTTATCTGGTAAGCCCCTTCGTCATTGCCGTCGATGATGCGCCACCGAACGGGGGTGCCGATGAAGCGCAGAGAGCCGACCGCCGCACCCGCGAGATCGCTAGTGGCATTGAACTCGTCACTATGGAGGTACGGCGCACCGATACCTTGCGCTCGGACCATCAAAGCCTCCTCACGGCCCACGATGCTGGTACCGGCGTCGCCCTGATGCAATCCGTCCACAAACAACGACGCCGGCGGAATGCCCAGGCGAGCATTCGCATCCTCTGCCGCCGTGGCGCCTGCGAACTTCACCAGGAACGGCAGCGCATCGAAGAAGTAGCCGCCAAACGCCGCTTTCTGCAGACGACTGAACTTGCGCGAGGCAACCCACTCGCGCGTGCCCAGCCCGCTTGCTCGCCAGTTGCCCTGGATGATGCGGGCAGGCGCCGCGGTCCTGATGGCCTGCATGTCGACGAGCGCACTTTCGGGAAGGCCGCGTGTGGTGCCATCGAGGCCATTGCCGAAACCGGTGCTGGTTACGCCGGGATCGTTCTGCCGGTCAGCGGGCAGCGCTGCGAACACGGCCCTGATTTCAGGCGGCGTGGAGCCGCTGACGGCGATGTTGTACACCGTCCCGGTCATATAGCGCGTCGCTACGTCAGAGCTGCGATTGCCGGCACTGGCCTGATTGTTCGCCATGTTCGAATCACCCGAGAAGGTGACGCTATCCGTCAGCACCCGTGGGAATATTCCCGCATGGGCGGCGAGCCGATCATGGTTGCCGGTAAGCATGGCGCTGAGGCGGCGATCGGACTGCGCCTGCCGAGCAGCAGCCCGGCTACCGGTAGAGGCTTGAACAGTCGTCGAAGACTGCACGACGCGTGCTACTAGGCCAATCGGCAGAATGTTGGTGAGGGCGTAGTTGGTGTTCACACCTGAGGTGTTGAACATACCTCCCGCGGCACGCTGGCGGGTCTCGCCAGTGGTTGCCCTGTTACCCATTCCGATAAAGGTCAGGGCGTCGGCTGCATCGAGCGCCTCTACGCGGACCTTGTACGTGTAGCCCGCCTCGGTTCGAACCGCGCTTGGAAGCATCGCCGCCACTTCGCGTTCCGCTGCCGCGCCTGCGATCAGCCCATTTGCACCGCCATCCAGAGCCTTCAGGCTCGATAAGGGTGTCGGAACGTCTGCGGCGAGGAAATCGTTTGCCTGCCCCGGCTGGAGATTTACACCCGCGTCGGTCAAGGGTGTGCGGTAGAGCCGTACGCGTACCTTGGTAGCCGCGGCGCCGACAATGGCACCGAACGCGATACCTTCGATCATCGCGCCAGCTAGGACCTCGACACCAACGTCGAACGCGCGCCAGCGTCCGTAGGAAGTCGTGCCAGGGGAGGTGGCCGGAGTGCCTGACGCCATGAAAAAGAGAGGCGTTAGTTTCCCGCTATCAAGGGCGGCATAGCTGCTGTCCGCCTTTATCGCTGCGATATCTACCTTTGCCGATGACGCGGACAGGCTCCCCGCAGCCGCTGTGGCAATGGCGGCTTGCGCTGCCGAAAGCTGCCGCTCACTGCTCGCCGTACGCCAGATCGCGCCGCCTGCTTGCTTGGTGTAGCGGCCTTCGTTCGGAATGAGGTCGCCGGCCGTCGCTGCCGTTCCGTCCAGGCGCACCTCGCCAGTGACTGCCGCGTGAGTGCCGGTGTCGGTCTCGCGTACCTTCGTCGTCTCGCCGGTTGCCATTTTCGGTGCGAAGGTCGTGGCTGCGGCGAGGGTGTCGAAGCCGGCGAAGGTTTGGGCCTTATCGACGGAAGGTTGCACCACCGCCAACAGTCCCGCGTAGAACGACTGCGCGAGGCGTGCCCCGCCGACGTATTCGTAAACCCCGTTCGCAGGGTCGGTCGCGCTGCCGTTGTTGTTGTTGACGTAGACCAGTTTGCCCTGGTTCGCAGGGGTCGCGTAGAAGGTGTCTCGGGCTGCGATTGTGGGGAGAGGTGTTACGCCAGATTGGGCTGCGTAAAGCGCCGTTACAGCCTGCGCATAAAGGTCCGTGAAAGCAGCCAGCACCCCTTCGCGCGACGGCTCCATCGTAGGAGATGGCGGATTGCCGAATAGCGCGTCACGGAGGATGTCTACTGCGCTCACAGGCACTACCTTTGAAAGTATGTTGCTACGGCATACCTTCACGCGCAATATTAGACAAGCTTCGCGTAATAATCGAAAAGCGATCAGGGAGGCGGCGGATCATCCTCTTCCAGATCGGTCAGCTCTTCAGCGCGGTATGTCCACTCCGCGCTTGGGTCCCTGCCCTCGACCGGCTGTAGCTGCCCGTCTTTGCGGATCATGGCGCCGACGACAGGGTTGCTGATCACGCTCACGTCACAGTTCCACTGACTGGCCCGGTTGGGGTTGCATCCAGTGCCGCACCATCGGTGGCGACTACCCAATAGCGATAGGTGCCCGCCGCAACGGTATCCGTGATCGACTGCACCTGCCCGACACCGCCGCCATAGCTATCGACGATCTTGGTTGCCGCTGAGAAAACGGTCGTTGTCCCGCGGTAGACGTCACTCGAGAAGAACCGCAGATCGTTCGGGTTCTTCCACGTCACGATTGCCTGCCCGACACCGCCCGTGACCGTGAGGTTCGTTGCGGCCGGCAGGACAGCGTTGGTCGACAGCGCCGCATACTCAAACGCCGGCCCACGCCCTGCTGTCGTCACATAGCGATAGCGCGCGGTGTAACTCTCGCCCTGCGGCAAGACTGCGCTGGCTGCGGTGGTCTGGTTGACCGACATTGACGTCCAGGGGTCGCTATCGTCTCCCGTGATGGCCGACGTCAGGATGTATTCGGCCACATAGGTCGCGTCGTCGCGTGCCAGTGCCGGGAAATCGATGCGGATACCGCCATCCGAGAGATAGACGTTCTCGCCGACGATGGCGGGATATGAGATCGTCCCGTCCGTGCCATCTACGACCGGCTTGGGCTGTTCCTCGCCTGCCAGCAGCGTCCAGCGGCTTGGGCTGATCGGCACGGCGCCGAAGCTCGTTGAAATGCCTGCATCGCTCAATTCTACGGGCGCGGGTATCTCATAGACACCGTCGAACACGTTATCGTACCGGATCTCTACGATACGCTCGTGCCGGGCCTGGAGCCCCCGGAGGTTCACGATCGGAACAATCTTATGCCGCGGCTGCGATCGCATACCGATGCCTTTGGCCAATCGCATAGCCTGGTTATGGTTTTGGCACGCCTCGATCTCGACAGTCAGAAATTTGGGCGTCGTCAGCGGGTCGTAATACAGCGGATTGAGCCATGCTGCTGATGGCTGGACGCTATAGTTAGCGGCGGGCTCCATGTATTTCACGATGACTCCCTGCGTCTCGCTTTCGCCGTCGCGAGCCTCCATCGAAGATACTGCCATGACGTCGCGGTTGCGAGAGAACGACAGGGTCGGCGCGTACCAGTGCCCTACTCGCATCCACGATTTGCCGTTCTCGTCGAAGAATATCAGGCCATCGCAGGCTTTGAGAATATCCGCCTCAGCATCCACCCGCCGCTTACTATCGGGTATCGAAACGCCTGCCTCATAGCGCGGCTGGTCTCCCTCGATGCCGGTAACGATCTCGTCGCTGATATCAGCTTGCTCACCCACCTTTTGCCAATTGATGCTGCTCTCGGGCTTCCCGCGACCGAACGGATGCGTCCTGAACCATGCCCAGATCAATGATGCGTTGCGCGTCGCCTTATAGGTTGATCGGTTGCCAAGGGTTTGCGCCGGATCCCGCGGGTCGTAAGCATTGGCCCACTCGCCAAGCACACTGACCGCTGGCTCGCCTAAGCCGAATGGGCCACGCCAGCGATATATCTTGTAGCGATGCTCCACGTCCAGCGCGTCCATGCAGACCACGCTGTAGGTCGTACCGACAAGAAGATGCTCGGTTGCGGTCCACTGTGGCAGCGCTTCCGTCAATTCTGCGATTCCTGGGGGAACCGGGTTCATCTCGCTGTACGTGGTAGTCCATATCCGTACGTATCCCTTACCCTCACCGTCTACTGTCGCAGGGTCCTTGTCCTTGTTGGTTTTTAGGCGAAACGCGAACTGCGTCACGTAATGGTCGCTGCCGATCGTTACCGGCTCGTCGTCGAGGAAATGCGTGAATGGCGCGTGCACGATCTCGTCGCTGTTCACGATGATGTACCAAAACCGGCCTTTGGCATCGAACTCACCAAATAGGGCGCCGCCACCAGACCTCGCACGGCCAGCGTTCAACCACCGCGGCGGATCGGAAATCCGCACGTTGATCTTACCTGCTTCCATTGAGGCGGAGTTGCGACCGCCACCCAACAAAAGGGACTGAATTGCAAAGGTGCCCGCCACAACGATTGCGGCCCCGATGGCGGACGCCAGAAAGCCCGCTGAGCCCGCCAAGGCGATGCCGAGCCCTGGAGCGTAGAATGTGAGCGCGGCGAGGGCGGCGAGCCCAGCGATCTTTTTAACGACTGCCATGCCAAGCTCCCCGGTATTTGATGAACCGCAAGCTCAGTTCAATCATGCCTCGCTCGAGACGCAGAGCCGCGGCATCGCCCGTGCAGATTGCTCCGATGCCGCAGAGCAGGCCGTCATCCTGGTAAAGCACCTCGACGACATCACCGCGGGTCGGCGGGCCTTGCAACGGGACGGCACCAGCCAACGCCATGAGCCCCGCAACGCCGCCATAGTCGAGCAACATAGCCAGTGCGCCGTCTTGGGTATCGTATCGACCAGTGAACAGGCCAGTGACGTCCTCATGACCGGTCCGCGCCAGATACTTACCGATAGACAGCATGCAGTCGGTCTGGCCATAGGTGAACACACCCGATCGCCACTCGCGCAGCGTCTCGTCGACGATGTCCATCAGGGCACCTGGTATGTTCGGTTAGCCAGTAGCGCGAGAAACTCGGATCCACGATCAACCGCCACTCCAAGTTGCGCGGCACGTCGTTTTTGCATCGTGTCGGCATAGGTCCGATCGGGCGTCTCGCTGCGGCCGTGATTATTGTCCTTGGCCGTGATCGAGGCGGTATAGGTCTTGGTGATCGTGCCCGACGCGGACCGCGCGATCCCTTCCGAGAACTTCGGCGAGAACATCGTCATTTCTTTGTAAAACGAGAGCGGTGTGTTCGGGCGTAGGCCTTCGCCTTCGATGAACAGCACGAGGTAGCAAGTCAGGGTTCGACCAAAGACTTTCGACTGATCGGCTTTGAGTGCTTCGTATAAACCGGGGGTATCCTCTCCCGGCACGGGCGGGATCGTCAGCGAGAAGTTGTAGGAAGCTGCCGAACCATCCCGACCATCTTGCAAGGGCGGCGCTTTGTGGATGTTGGCACCACTCGCGCTAACCGTGCCGGTCCATTCGTTGCCATCAATGTCGGTGAACGGTCCTTGGCCGTCCCACAGCCTGACTGGCTCGTCCTTGAAATCATACAGCCAGCATTTCCGAACCATAGCAACGATATCGGTCGCGTCTTCGGCCTGTCCGAGTATCTCGTCTATCTGATCGTAGAAAGCGCTCATACCCGAAGGTTACAGGCAAGGCGATGTTCGCGCAACATAAGTGCGCGGTGTGGCAATTTTAGGTCGCCTTCATTGCCTTCATCTTGCCAACCAGGCTGTCACGCCCCAATCCTGCATTAGCAACGGGGGATGATGTCATGACGATTCGCGCTTTTATGCTTTTGGCGACCTTGGCAGCGACGCCGGCTGCGGCTCAAGAAGTGAAGCCGTCTATCACATACGCGGAGCTTGCCGCGCTGCCCGTGCCCGTGACGAACGGCGATATCTCGGATCGCCCGTACACCGTCGTCGGGCCGATCAAGGCCGGCGTCCGGAAAGCGAATCTGCTCAGCAAGGCTGCAACGCCCGAGAAGGTATATCGGGAGCTTTGGGAACGGGGCGAAAAGATGCATGCCGATGCGGTGATCAACGCACAGTATGGCGAGTCCCATATTGCCGTCACTAGCTGGGGTAAGACAAACGCGACTGGGATGGCGATCAAGTTCGTCACTAAGTGAGCATGAAATGGCTTGGAATCGTGGCGCTGTCTGTAGCCACGATCTCAGGCGTCGGGTGGGCGGGTACAGCCTATTACAAGCACACAGTGTGCGTCGGGCTTGAAGAAGATTATCTCAACTCGATGAGCGCGGTGACAAACGCCAGCCTCGGCTTGAACGTGGTCCATGGAAAGACGGCCGCTACGTTCAAGACCATTATGAAACAGGAGGAAGGCAAGGCCTCTGCATCGTTGTTTTCGCTAATTCAGACGTGTGGTAACCGATCCGCAGAAACGGCGACACGCAAGGCAAGTAAGACTATTCTCGAAAGCCTCTGATGGGGCGCCCGGTTAGGAGCGCCCCTCATATGCTACAGCGGCACTGTTACTTTGCGGGAGACGCGGCCGGTACCGCCATCGGCATAGCCGCCGGGACGACTGCCACAGAGACATCCTCATCGATAAAGGCCGTAACCGGCGCGCCCAGCGGTACCTCCGCGCTGGTCCCGGTCATAAAGAATCCGGCGACCGGGAGAAGGGCCACGGCACCGACGACGCCAGCGGTGCCAGTCTTCCCCTTGTCATCAATCGAGCCCGACATACGGATCTGACGGCCATTGGCGCGCACGTAGAGGACGCGACCGTTGATCCGGCCAGACTTGCCCCACATGCCCTTGTTGCGGACTTCGGTGATCTCGCCAGTTGCGGGGCTGCCGGCCGGAATGACGACGTTGCCGTCGACCGTGATCGCCTCAGCTGTTTCCATTTGGAAGCGCTGTCCGACTTTCAGCTTCTTACCCTTGGTCGTAAGCCCTTCGGCCATCTTGAGAGGCACGGACGTACCAGCCCGGAGTGTGCCCGATGTCGTCGCTGCTGTGGCGATCGGCGCGGCCTGCCCGAATACCGGAGCGGCAAAGGTAAGCGCGCACACGAGTGCGCCAATGGTCATTTTCATTATTATCCCCTCCGAGTCGGCCTCCCCAGGCCGAAGGTGTGAAGAGTGTCGCCGCGAGGGGTTCGCGTCAATGTGGGTTTTGTACCTAGATCAGATGTTTACGGCGCCCGGACTCCCGAGCGCCCTAGCCGTCGATGCAGAGACCATAGCCGCGTAGGCCAAAAAGTTTTTGTATCCGTAACGGATAGCGACTATATGGGTTCGCGGCGAGCATGCGTCGGAATAAGCCCGAGTTGCCTTAGGGCGGCAGCGTCGAGAGACGTGGTATCAGGGTCCGGGGGCTCGCCAAACACCTACCAGCTCGTCCACAAATTTCGCTTGGCGTTCGTCAAGCGGGCATCGATTGCGCTGGGGTACGAGCGTAAAACCGCAATCGAGGATCGATGCACCCCTTGGGATGAACCGCTTCGCCAAGGCCAAAGCGTAGCGCGGTTCGTAGTTGCCATACATATTACGCTCTAACGCTGAGAAGACTGCTGATGTAGCGGCGTCAGCAAGCTGCAGGCCAGCCCACCTCGAGTGGTTTTCAACACGGATATCCGATGGGTCGAAGACTGACCAATTTATACTCCGCACGGGCCTCATCTTCTCTTTGCCGTCACGCATCATCTCGAGGTATTCGCGCATAACCGCGTAATCCGTGTTCGCGCGCCGCGAGAAGACGATGCTTAGACGGGCATCCTCGCCTTGCTTCTTGGCCGCCGCGGCGACCGAAGCCGTTAGGCGCTCTAGTAGAAAGCGGGTTAGATAATTGTAGAGATGGCCTTTCTTTCCGTACAAAGTTTCATATTTTCCGCCGTCTAGCAATGTCTCCTTATTCGAACAGATGCAACAGATCCCCATACGTTTAGTCGCCAGCATTTCCGATGTGGCGACTTTCTGGTCATGTTTTAGGAAGCGAAAATGAAGGTCGCGCTTCTGTTTTTTGGGAAACTGGTCAAGCACTTCATCTCGCCAAGCGGGAAGTAGCTTATCGTTGTCAGCGGATACCAGAATACCGCCTAGCATAAGCCAACGCGACTGCCCGCTATCGGGATCCCGTAGCTTGCCAATCCCCTCGTCACCAGCTTCGTCAATGTAGGCAATAAACTGTAGCGTCATGCCGTTACGTTGAAACGGAGTTCACCAAGAGTCGAGTCTATCCGACGCGCTTACCGATAGGCCGGCGCCCTCAAACCACCGCCTCCTGCAAAACGATGTTCCCCGGCTTCACATGGCCCATGCTGTTGTAAGCGGACCGGATGTCCGCCCCGTTGCTAATCCGCCCGGTGAACCAAGGCCGCAGGTAGCAGTTATCGCCGGCCGCTATGTTCCGACGCAACGGCGGTGTGACGATCGCGGTAGCTACGTTGCCGACATAGCTTATTTCGTCGATCAGATAGCTATCGAACGCGTGGCCGATCACATGCCCCGGCCCGACGATCGGGCCCACACCGGTCAAGTCGAATGACATGGTGACGGCGCCTTTCAACCCTGCCGCGGCATAGGTCGCCGTGAAGTCGCCGTCCCAGTTTTCCTGATTGGACCACGCCTGCCCGTTATCCCAAGGGACCGCGACCATGCCCCGCGTCTTGCTATACGCCACCTGCGGGGATGGCGCGAGGCGGACGCGGAACACCTGCCCGCTGATCTTCGACATGATCCAGCTCACCAGCGGCGCGTCCCATTCGGTTTCGACAAGTGCGGTCTGGAACTCGAGCGTAGCAAAGCCACCCGGCTCTGGCGTGATGAACTGCGCGCCGCCCGACGTCAGCCCACCGTCGTATCCGGCGCCCGGGACGTGGAATAGCTGCGTCTCGACGCGGAAAGTCGGGAACTGGTAGATTTTCACGAAACGATCACTCCATTCGCTTCATGCTCAGCCGCGATGTTTGCGAACTCCCGGCGAACGTAGGAGACGGCTTGTTCAGCCGACTGCTGATTCATGGCCTGTACGGCCTCAATACCGATGGCGCCGGCGAAGCTGTTGTGCAGGTGGACATCGCCCATCTTGATCGTAGCCCGGCCCCCTCCATGCATCTGCACCCCTAGTGCACCGTTCGCGCCCCTCTTGAGCGGCATGATCGCTTCTGGTCCAGCCTCGCCCATCTCACCCAGTGCGCCGCCATTGGCGAACCGAAACAGGGTTGGGCTGTTGACGACGGAGTTGGTGAAGGCGCCACCATTCGCGAACTTCTGCGCCCGGTCGAACGCGCCCCCCTGAGCGAAGAACGAGAGCACTCCGCTAGGGTTGCCCTGCGACCCGCCCCCGAATGTGGCGTTGTGCAGTTCGCCCGACGAACCCGCGTTCTTATTCCCGCCAATGCCGAGGCTACCGAGAAGGCTGGAAAAGAACCGGCCACCCGACGATCCAGCGCCGCCCGTCATCCCACCATTGAGGAAGCCGTCGAGCGTCTTGTCGAGAAGCTTGTCGATGATTTTGTTGAGGCTGTTGACCGCAGAATCGGCGAACGACTTGAACACGCTCTGCCCCTGCCGCGCGCCGTTGATCCAGTCGGTGAAGAAGCCCTTGGTCACTTCGCGCTGGTCGGCGATGGCCTGCGCCTGCTGGTCGATGGCGTAGCGTTGCGCGGCATAGGCGGCACCCGCGGCATCAATCGCTGCAACCTCGTCCGGCGATAGCGCGATGCCAGCGCGCTGGTTCCTCAACTTCTCGTCAGCCGCAAAGTTGTACGCGATCAGGGCCTCGCCGGTCAGGCGTAGGGACCCGCGCTCCAGATCCATCGCATAGGCCGCGTCGGCCGACGTCTTGGTCAAATCCGCTGCGCGCTGGAGCCGCGCCGCAGCCTCGGTATCGTCCGACAAGCCGCCCGTCATATTCGGCTGCACGAGTATCTCACCCTTAGGCAGCGCGTCACGCAGCTTGCGTTGCGCCTCCATCTCCAGCCGAGCGCGAGCCAGCTTATCACCATAAAGCCCGATCAGCTTTACCTGATCAGCAATCGCCAGGCGCTGCTTTTCGATATCGTCGTTGGCCGTGTTGACGACTCCCGACACGTCAGCCGCGATCTTGAATTTGGCGTATTCGTTCGACAGTTCCGCCACCTTGGCGCGGACTGCATCGGTTATCGGGATGCCCTTCTGCTGGATTGCGTTGAGCAGCGCGGTCGCCTTCTCGAGGCGGGCCGCCTCGAACGCGGTTTCGTCATTGGCCGCAGCGAGGGCGCGCGTCTTTTCGGCCGCAATATCACCGTTCGCAGCCGTATAGACGTCGGCGAGTTTCTCCGCGTCCGTCTTTGGCCCCTTAGGTGGCTTCTTCGGCTTATTCGGGTTCATGAACTCCGCCGACAACTGGCCGCGGTCAAGGTCGGCCAGCGCCTTCGTTGCCGTTGCAGCGTTCTCAATCTCGGCACCGTAATTCGCCGCAGCCGCGCTGCCCTTCAGGAACATTTCGTTGGTGATCGAACCACGATCATAGAGCATCTGGAAGCCCTTGAGGGCATCCGCGCCGCTGATCTGGTTGTTCTTGAGCGCCTTGGTCAGAGCATCAACCCGCGCACTGCCCTCAATTAGACCTTGGTCCCCCTTCACCCACGCCGACAGTCGGCCCATGAAGCCAAGGTTGCCGGATTGATCCAGATCCTTCGCAGCCTTAGAGGTGTTGACCTGCGCAGTGGCCTTCATCAACAGCAGTTGAGCGCGCGCAAGGTTGATCGCTGCGGCCGTCTGCGTCTTCATCTTGCCGGTTGTCAGGTCGAACACATGGCCAAGGACTGATTGAGCATCGTTCACGCCATCCGACGCGGTCTTGATGCCCTCGATCCGCTTCGCGAGCTTGTCGGCCTCGCTCCCGCTGTTGAACCACGCCATCGCGAGCTGGATGGCAACCGCAATCAAGGCAACCAGTCCGATCGTCAGCAACGCCTGAGCACTGGCGATTTGCTTGAACGCGCCGACCAGCACGTCACGCATGGAACCGCCCGACTGCGCGAACACGGCCGATAGCTGCGTACCCTGCTGCAAGCCGATGATCAGCGGGTTCATGCCCATAGCAGCGGTCACGCCGATGTCTTGGAACTGCGCCGCGATGTTGCCCGTGTTGGCGTGGAGGGCGCCGGCCGACTTCGAAACCTGGTCGAGCGCAGGAGGAAGCGAGGCTAGGTTCTTACGATACGCTTCGACGTGTGCGTTTTGCTGCACCTGAGCGCCGGCACCCGCCTGCATCGCCTGCTGATAAGCAATGACGTGCGCGTTCGCGTCACCCTGCTGCGCCGCCAGAGCCGCCAAGTGTTGCGTGTACGCGATCACATGGGCATCAGCGACAACGATGGACCGGGCCACGTTATCGTTCGCCGCAGCCGCGCCCTGAGACGCCTTCGCATTGGTCGCGAGTGCCGAGTTGACCTTGTCGAGCCCGCCGATGATGACCGACAGCTTGGCGTCCATCGACTGTAGTGACGCGACCAGCTTGGCGATCGATCCCGACTGGTTGCCGATGCCCGCACCAGCCTTGCCTGCACGGTCTGACGCAGCCGAGAACCGGTCAAGGTCGTTAGCCGCCTTTACGACGCTGCTGGAATCGACTGTGAGACTGAGTGCGGCTGCGTCCACGGTTAGCGGCCCCGACGCGTGGAGGTGGCGCTGCGGAAGGCGTCACGCGGCGAGACGGACGGGTCGGGCTGTTCGGTCTTGTTCTGGTGCATCAGATAAACCCCGTCCATTTCCCGAATGCAGAACTCGAATGCCTCCGCGTCGTCATAGTCCCAGCCGGCTACGTGCCGATCGATCTTGCTGGCGGGGATTGGTCCAAGCCCCATGCTTTGCTGGCGTTCGGTGGAAAGCCGCCAGAAGTCCGAATACCATCCACCGTACCCTTCAAGGATGTCGGGCGGCTCCAGCGCTTCCGGCACCTGGCCGCCCGTTTCATCCGCCTTGTCCTTCGCCGCTTTCCACTCGTCGTAATTGTCCAACGACCAGCGGAGCGCGGCTATGAGTTTCCCGACGCTTCCTCGGAACGCTTGCGCAGACGCTCAGCAATCTGGTCGCCAGCCCACTCCACACCATTGCGAAAGGCTTGGCCAATGCCGTGCGCGTCGTCTGCACTGAGCACCATTAGAGCGTTCTCGCGCGAGTATTCGAGTGGGGCGCCATTGCTGGTCACCGCGGCGATGTCTTCAGCCGCAGTCAGGTCCCATTCGAGCAGGATGTGATCCGCCAGAACCTTGCCGGTCGCGACGTTGAAGGCGCCCACACCTTCGTCGGTGTTCAGCTTTTTGCCCGCACGACGCGCAAGGCCCTGCACGCCGACCTTGTAGGGCTTGAAGTTGGTCGACCGGACCCGCAACCGCGCACCGGGAAGCGCCGGGATCTCGTCGATCCAGTCGCCGGGTGCGAGGTCGATGGGGTCGTTGATCTTGCCGAAATCCATGTGCGCTCTCTCTCGGGCCCGCTCGGGTCTAAGGACGGCAAGGGACCCGAACCCTGCCGCCCCTAGCTCTTAAACTTCGACGCGGTTCGTGTTGGGCATAAAGGTGATGCCCATCAGACGCGCAGTGTTCGCCTCGCCGCCATTCTTCGCGCGCGCCATGACGAGGCTGTAGAACATGTCGGTCTCGCCGGCAGGCTGCGCAGCGGCGACAATAGCGGTCGCAGTGCCAGCGGCAGTCGTAGCGATTGCGGAACCGCCGGGAGTAGAAGCGACGCTGAATTTCGTCGGGGTCAATCCAGTGGCGACGACGTAATAAACGGTGCCGGCAGTCAATCCGGTTGGGAGCGTCCCGCTGGCGGGCGTGAATATAACTGGTGCACCGACCTCTAGAGCGTGCCCGCCAGCCCACGTCACGACACCGGGCGCCGCAACGCTGATCGTCACAGGCCCTTCGGTTGCGCAACCCGCGCCCCATTCGACCTTGATCGCATAATTCGCGCAGTCCGCCTTCGCCGCGCGGACGCGCTGTTGGCCGGGGTCATTCGGCAAAGGAGCGAACGTGTTTTCGAAAGCAGCCGCAGTCTCAGTGCCCTTGATCGTCACGTCGCGCTTTGCGCCGATGAACGACTGCGTGATCGACGCGGAAGTGTCAGAGAGCGTACCGGTCTGCGTCCAGCCGTTGATCTCCAGCCATTCCGTTTCCTGCGGGGCGAAGTCGGACAACTCAACCTCGAGGTCGATTGGCAGCGCCACGCGCGTACCGATGTAGATCTTCGACCCTGCTACAGCCTGCAATGCCATGTCGGCGCTCCCATTGCCCATAGCCGGGCGGTTCTCGAATGGAGGAACGTTACATGGAAAGCAAGTCACACGCAATAATGATGCGCGTTACGGTATCAATAGTTCAAGGCTGCGAGATGATTGGCCTTCGCTAACTGTCATGGTAAGGGACCTTAGCGGGTTCGCACCACGGCTTCGGTCAGACGCTCCCGAAAATCGCGGCTGGCAGCTCCGGTGCGGCGACGACAAAAAAGCGGGCGGGTGACAGCCGGAAAGACGGCACCTCTTACATTGACGACCACAACACCCGCACGACGGCGACCCGATACGCACCGTCGATATAGCTCTGCATCGCCGCAGCATCCTGCGTGACCCGCAACCGAGACGCCCCGAACGTCATGCAGGTATCAGCCGGGAAGTGCGCCGCGATCTGGCCAGCGATCTCCTTGAGCCGGGTATGCGTGACAGCCCGCGCGATCGGCCATTGCAGCGCAAGCATCAGTGTGCCGCTGCGGACGTGAAGGCGTGGGTCTATGCCCATGCGAACCGGTTCGTTCGTGACGTCGGACAGGAGGATGAAGGCTGCGGGGCCGGTTGTGTCGCTGGGGGGTGTGACGATGGCGCCGGGTTCGAACACGGGAAGCACGGGATCAGTTGCAAGCGTGTCGACGCGGGCTTTCAGGGCCAGCCAGTCCGTTGTCTCGATCGACGGCATCAGCGGCTCCCCATCTTGGCGGCTTGGGTGGCGACGATGCTCGGCCATTTCGCCGCGGTCGCTTCGGCAAACCCATGCCCTGCCTGGTTATAGGTCCGGCCCAGACTATCGGCGCCGACGTACCCGTAATTCTGGCGACGAGAATAGACCGCTTGCCACCCCAGGAAGATAGGATCGCCGGGATTGATCGTAGCGATACCGGACAGCGCGTTCGGGTCTGGCGGGCCGTACACCAGGATGTTCGGTTGCGTCTTGCTGACCACCACGGATCGCGCGAGGTTACCCGTCTTCACCGGCACGCGCCCACCGTTCGGGATCGTCCGCCCCGCCTCGCTCGCCAACGCCTGCACGGAGTTACGCAGCAGCGCGGTCAGGCCCGCAACCGTCCTGCCGCCCCATACGGACGGATCGGTGCCTGTCCACGCCGAAGCCATTACGCCGCTACCAGCTCGCGCTTGGTGGCGATGGCGTCGATGATATCCGCGTTGGTCGCGCCTTCCTCGACGTCGACCTTCTCGTCAGCCGCGATTGCGAGCAATTCGGCCTTTGTCTTGCCCGACAGCGATGGGAGCGTTGCAGCGTCGATCATGGGATCGCCCTCGACCGATAGCCCCATCTTCTCGCGAAACATAACGACCGTCAGCCCAAGCGCTTCGGCCATCTTGCCGTGCAGGATTGCGGCGCGGATCTTTTCACAGTTGATGCATGCCATTGTCTTTCTCCTTCTAAATTCCGAATGCCCAGTCGATCGCGTGCTCGCCGCGGCATCTGCAATTCGCGTTGTTCTTCACCCCGCCATCCGGGTCGTGCGGGTAGAGCATGACCGAGCCATCAGGCAGGAAGAACGGGGTGTCGGTGCCGACGACGGTGCTGCCGTTCATGGCCAGATGACCGTCCCGAGCATGACGAATACCGCCCTGGTGGATCCACTCTTTAGTCACCGCGTCGTCGGGCAGTCCGTCCTTGGCCAGCGCCTGCTTGGTGGCCTCCGCACGCGCCATCTCGACACCTTGCGCCGTCTCCGTCCGCGCGATGTCCTCCGCACGCCGCTTCAGCAGCCGGTCGGAATACTTCGCGGTCATCTCGTCGATCTTTTCGCCGGTCAACGGATTGGGTTTGCCTGCCGCGACGTCGCGGATCGCCTTCTTGATTGCAGGATCAAACCGCCGATCGCGCAACGTCTGGCCCGTGCCCTCGACCCACTTGCCGTCCTTGTCGAAACGGCCCAGCACTTTGAGCATCTCGTCAGGATCGCTCGACAGCAGCCGGCGTCGCATGTTCTCGACATAATCCACCTGCGGATCGGACAGCCCGACGATGCCGCCTTCCCGCCTGCCGCTGATCGGGTTGATGCGGCCGGTGATGTCCGTCGCGATCGTCTGCGGCCCCTCTCCACGCTGGAACCCGTCCGCGATCACGCGGCGAGCGGTTTCGATTTGCTCAGCAACGTATCCGGTGATGCGCGCTGCGGCCTCGGTGCGGATCTTGGTCTCAGCACGCGGGTTAGTCATATCGAAGCGGAACATGATTGATCCACCGCCGGGCGCGGCGAGCGTGGGCGGCGCAGGCGGGCGCGTGGTGGGCGGAACGGTCGGCGCGGGCGCGGTAGGTGCCGCAGGCGCAGACGTCGGGCGCACGGGGGCTGGCGTGCGGGGCGGTTCAAAGTCGGGCGCGCGGGCGGTAGGCTGTGGTGCTCCACCCGGAAGCCCAGGCAGCGTGCGCGTCTCACGGTCCCGCTTCTTGAAGAACGCCGTCTTGTCCTTCGTCAGAGCGTCCGCCTCGACCGCGCCCACCTTGGCAAAAGCCGACTGCCGCTCGAGCGAGTAATCGCTGAACACGTCGCGATCGATGTGCAGCGCGTACAGGGCGCCCTCGACATCCCGATCGCGTAGAGCCGCCACCAGCGCGAGGTAGTCTATACCCGTGCGCCACAGCAGGATCGCGGCGAGGAAAATGGCGGCTAGCGACGCCTCGAGCCCGCTGATCAGGTCGTTAAGTTCCTCGGTCATCGACGCACCACGAAGCGATGCGCGCACACGGTTCCAGCCGCAGGGATATTCTCAGCCTTCAGGATCGTAACCGGCAAACCGTCGATCTCCAGCACATAACCGGGCTCAACTGCGCCACCCCAAGGCGAGACGATCACGACAAGGTCCGTTGCGACGATCTGGCCACCAGTCTCAACAGGTGCGCCGATCAACTCCTTGCCGACACCACGCGCAGCACCGTCTAGCGGCGTGACTTGCCGCGTCGGTTCGGGTGACGGGTCCCAAGGGTTGGCAGGAGGCGAGCCCTCGACATAGCGGACGAGCGCAATGCTGCCCTGCCCCAGCCCGTCTTCGCTGGTTGGAGCGAGTAGCTCGCGCGTGGCCTGCGCCATCTCGTCATAGAAATCGGCCACGTCAGCTACCGAGGCTCCACATAAACGCCCCGCCTGTGGCCTCGCAAATGAACTGCCGAAGCGCGCCGTCGATGATGCTGTCGATGAACGCGGGTCCTGATCCTACAGCCGCCTTGCCGTCGTCGAAGAACTCGCGCTCGATGACGTCGACCTTCTGCCGCTTCACGCGCTTGCCGGTCGTGACAACCGAGCCGGTTAGAATACCCGTCGTCATCGCCTCCAGCCATGCGGCCCGATACGCAGCGGCGACAACCGCGGGAGGGATCACGTCGTCGGCGATCGCGATGGTGCAGCCGATCGTTGCGGCTGTGCGCGGCCAGGCAAGCTCCTGCATCACGCCGCCAGTGCGGTACCCGGTCCAGAACGCCTCGTAGCCGTCGACATAGGCGCTACCCCGCGCACGCAGGACGGCCGGCGAGGGAGCACCAGCGGGCAAGGTGTAACCCTGCTCGGCAAGATAGGCCGTAAAGCCTTCGTCTGAACCATACGCGGCCACGCCGCCTCTCAGTGCTGCGCAGGCGGGCGACCGCGGCGCGGCTTGTCGGCCTCGTCCTTGCTCTCGGTGCCACGCTCAGCGGCATCGTCCGGGTTGGCAATGAACTGCGAATCCTTGGCGGGCTTACCGCCCACGACTTCGTAGCGGCCAACCCAGCCAGCGGGAGCATCGTTGTCGCCCAGGTCGATCTCGTGGCCAATCGGGTATTCGCCCAGCGGATTGTCGTCCGATGCCGCGAGACCGTAGATACCCTTGCCCGTGATGCTGATCTTCATGTCGTAGCTCCTGAAACAGAAAAGGCGGGCGTTTCGACGGCCCGCCCTCCCCAGTTACCGTGATGCGCAGTCGTCAGACGCTGACGCTGTAGAAGACCCCGCCGCGACCGTTGAAGTCGGTGCGGATCTCCAGACCGAGAGCGCCCGCCAGTTCGAACTGGTAGTTGCTGCGCGGGTGGGTGCGCGGCATCGCGATCGTGTTCACTGCCATGCCGACGAGCGGGCGAATGTATTCCGCGTTCGGAACGAAGCCGAAGAACTCGTTACCCGTCAGCTCGTACGAGACCTCGATCTTGTTGATGCGGCGGTTCGTCTTCAGGAAGTCGAACACCGTACCCTGCTTGAAGCCAGCGCTGCCCGAATAGGTCTTGTCCCATGCACGCGCGATGTCGGGCGAGATGTAGATATTGACCTTGCCGACGATCAGGTTGGCATCGAGCATCGCGCCGAACGGGCCGGTGAAGAACGCGTCGAGCGCGTCCGCCGTGGCGGTCGTCAGATTGATGTTCGAACCAGCCGCACCGATGTTGATCGACTTGGACAGCGGATGGGTGCGGATACCCCAGCCGGTGTAGCCCTGGAAGACGATCGACGGATCGCCGTTCAGAACATAGAGCGCCTGATCGCGACGGATCTTGGCGGTGTGCGCTTCCTGGTCGTCGGCGAGCGCGTCGAAGTTCTCCGACTGCTGGCTGTTCCATTCGCGCCACTCGCGGCCGTAGCCGGTGTGAAACATCGGAACGACCGTACCGCGATAGTCGTGCGTCACCTTGTCGATCGGAACAGGAACCTGACCCGACATGCTGCGGATCACGGTGCCGGCGTCGGACGAGACGCGGTTCAGGTGGACCAGCTTGCCGATGTTCACCGGCTTGGCCAGCGGCATCAGGTCGGCCATCCAGCCGGCGCCCTCGTCCGCGCGCATGACACGGCGGGTGATGTTGTCCATGTCGAGCCACGCGTCGCGCGGCAGGACCGACGCGGCGTTGCCGACCGATGCCATCGCATCTTCGGTCTGGTGGAAGAACTCGCGCTCCATGCACACGTCGTCCCACCACACCCCATGCTCGCGCGGGTGGTTGGCGATAAGCTGTTGATCGAAGTAACGCATTTCGCTTCCCCCTTACGCGACGGTCATGCCGGGCTGCGCCTTGCGCGCGCGAACCAACTGGTCCGCCCCGGATGTGTTGTTGTAGGCCTCTTCGGCGATCATGATGACGCGCTGCCCCGTGGTCGCGACGGCAAACTTGCCGGCTGCGGTCGTGGTCAGGTTGGCACCGCGCGCCACGTTGGTACCGGTCGGCACGCGAACGTTGAAGAACAGCTCGTCGAGCGGCTCCATGCCGATCACGCGATCACCGGCAGGCCAGGCCGTGTCGACGTTGGCCTGCGCAAGATAGTCGTCCTGTGCGATGTAGACCTTGGTCGGGGCCGATGCGCCGGCCTGGGCGAACGCAGAGCCATTCTCGATCAGGGCAGTGCCGGGCAGAACGGCGGTTGGGCAGATACGCTCCTGCACCTGGGGAAGCACCTGCTGAGCAGGACCGGCGAAGATCTTGTTGTAGCGTGCCATGGCTGGTTACTCCCCCTTCGGCGCGGTGAACGCGGGCTTGTCGCCTGCCGGCTTGAAGGCGCCGTTGACGCGGAAGGCGGGTGCAGGGCCCTTCGACAGCAGCGCGTTCAGCACCGGGGTCGTGGCGTCCTTGGCGATCGCTTCGTCGAGCAGGCCGTTTGCGACGACCTTCGAGACGAGGTCGGCGTGCTCGGTCTTCGCCTTGTCCGCTGCGGCAGTCGCCTGAGCTTCCATTGCATCGGTCACCGGCTTGAGCGCGTTACCGACCGCGGTCGCAATCTTCGCATCGAGCCCGGTCATGGTATCGGACAGAGCCGCGACCTTCCCCGAGAGTTCGTCGAACTGAGCCTTGTCCATGGTGTCCCCATTCGCAGTCAGGGCAGCGCCCTCGGTGTTGTCAGGCGTCGGGTCGCCTTGGATAAGCTGCATGATAGACATTTTCATGCGTTCTAGCAACGGCAATTGTTTCTTTCGTTCAATAGCACGCACTAAACTATCAACAGCCCAGTCTATTTCCTCGTCGGCGTTCTCTCCGAGCGTGGAATTGATGACCTCCAGTTCGTCGCCGGCGGCATTAACGAACATGCCGACGCCTTGCTCGGGAGTGGCCGCGCCTGGTCCGGCCAGCAGGATCGCGTCGTGGTCGAATACCATGTTGCGCGCGACGAACTTGTGATCCGCTGCGTTCGCGACATCGAGCATCATGAGGATGCCGGTGCTGGTGTGGATCGGCTCTTGCTTGTCGATCGCGGCCAGCACGGACTTGCCGCCTACCGACTGGTTCGCGACTTCAACGTCGATCACCTTGTCGAGCAGCACACGGCCGTTCTCTTGGCGCACGTTCTCATTCCAAGCGCCGATCCAGCCCTGCGTCAGGCCTTCCGGGTCTCGAGCCGATACGAACTTGCCGTTGACGGTCGGGTGCCCGAGCGGTGCCGGCGTCCGCTCGAGCCCCTTGAACGCCTTGGCGATCTCGTCGGCCGGGTACAGGATTGGCCCCCCACTACCATTCATGACGATGTTGTCGGGCAGCGTTGCACTCGGCACGATGATGACGTCGCGGCCGTTGCGCTTCTCGGTGCGGATCTTGCTGGCGTTGACGACCGCGCTGACGTTGAGACGGACTTGCTTCATGGCTGGACCTCTTGCGGTATAGTCTGTGTCGGCGCGTCCTCGGCGTCCTGCCGGCGCTGCTCTAGGAACTGGGCAAAGCCTTCGACCTCTTCGGCCGCAGCGAACCCAGCCTCGTCGCGTATCTCGTCGGGCAGGAACACGAGTTCGCTGCCAGCGTACTTATTGATAGTGGACATCTTCACGGCGCGGTCGAGCTTACTGTCGGGTGACGCCTCGGTCAGATCCTGCCAGCCAATCGTCCAGTCCTTCGCCTCCAGCGCGCCCCACCGAACGAGCCGGTCAATGAACTCCTGAAGGATCGGCAGCACGCGGTTCTCACGACGCGACATATTCGTCTGCGCCCACTCGTTCGCGTCCTCGGTGCTGGCGCGCTCGCCGGTGACGTTGCCGATGAGCACCTTGACCGGGATACTCATGGATGCGGCGAACCCTTGCGCGCATAGCTCCCAGAACTCTTTGGGCTGGGGCAGCGTGATCGTGAGCGGGGTGACGTTGAAGCTGCCAAGCATCAGAGCTTTGTCGAAACCCGACTGGAAATCGTCGACCGTCTCGTTGAGCTTCTCAATGGTCTCCGCAGGCGTCTTCGCGTCCATGCCGCGCATGACGTCCTGCTGAGACACTCCCTTGGGTGCTTCGATGATCGGGGCGCCTCGGGCGGACTTCCAGAAGCCCTCCCCGCCCGCGCCCTTGATCTTCTCCGCGTCGGTCAGGTCGTTGAAGCCAGGCTCAAGCGCAGACGAGCAATTCAGCGTGCCGTCGTCTGACCAAATCAGCAGGCGGTCGCGGTGGATCGGGATACCGGTCTTGGCAACGTTCTGCGGGTCGCCGATCGCCTGCTCGTCGTACTGGAATATCAATGGCTCGCCATAGGTCTCGCTGGTCTGGTCCTGATCCCAGATGGCGACCTTGAGCTGGCCTTCCCACACGGCGATGACACCGGCGACGCTCTCGATACCCTTCGGTACAGTCGAGACAGGCTGGTCTAGCTTCAGACCATCACGCAACAGGATGATCGCACCGGCATACCGGCCCACCATCGAGCGGCGGTCGGCGTCCATCAACGTCCGCCAAATCTTACGCTTGGCAAAATGCTTGCGGATCTTGGCCTCAGCCTCACTCTCAGCGGGCTTCTCCGACTCCCACAGCGTCGGCATGGTTTGCCAGGTCTTGGCTACCGTCTTGTCGATAGCCGCGGCCGCGATGCCCGAGCGCGAATACATCCGGTAGAACTGGTCGAAGCCTAGCGTCTCAGGCCAGCCATAGTCCTTGCCGTAGTCGTGCTTGGTGTTGGCCCCGTAGGCCCACGGCATGGCGCGCTGGAGGCGACTGCGAACCGCGCCGACCGCGTTGGCGATGATTGAGCTCTGACCGACCATATCGCATAGTTACGTGAAGTTGCGTGATTGAGCAATAATATTGCGCGGGCGGTAGCGGCTGTTATTAGAGGAAGCGGGGTTATCGCTAGTAACAGCGGTCGTTATCGGGTCATGAACCACCCCTCGTTGGCTTGTGCGCGAACCATGGGTCCCAGCGCGTACCGGGTCGCATCGATGTAATGGTTATTCGCGTCGACGATGACTGGGAGGATATCACCCGACAGCCGGTCAACCTTGTAGCTGTACAAACGGAACTCACGCGCCGTCTCAACACACCGCGAATGGATCACCACGCGATCGAAGTTACGGACGAATGCGATGCCGTCCTCAACGCTGCCGGCCCACTTCTCCACACCTTCGGACCGGGGTAGGCCATGCCGCTTAATGTGGCTGATCATCCCCGGCTGCGCACTGTCCCACCTCGTAGCGTAATCGGCAAAACGCGGGATTAGGTCCCCTATGAATGTCTTGTAGTCGTCCAGCTCGAGCGCGACCTTGCCGGCCTCGTATTCGATCCACAGGCAGTTATCGCCATACCCGCGCGAACCCAGACCAGGTCGCTCGTACGGGTCATGACCGATCCAGCACCTAACCGCTGCGGCGGGGTCTTGGCTAAACCCGAAGTCGCCACCCTGATAAGGGCCGTCCCATTCCCGGTCAGGCTCGAAATCGTCCACCACGAACTTGCGGGCGAATATCTGCGCGTCCGTTAGAGTGAGGAATGCGCCTCCCCAGATGTGGTCGTAGGTGTCTGGCCTTAGACGCTGATCAGCAAGCCTCGCCTTCTCCAGGATCTCGGGGAACCACGGGTTGTCGGTGTAATTCACCTCCGACACGATGCAGTCGGCTTCCCGCTGCTCGATGAACCGCTTGTGGGTCGCGCTCTCAGGGCTTTCGGGGTTGTAGCTGATCCAGTTTTCAGCCTGCCACCCTGCCCCCTCTTCGCGCAGGGTCGGGATCAGCTTGCGCCAGGCAAGGTCCGAAACGCTCTCGGCTTCGTCGGTCCAATTGCCGATGATCCGCGCTTTGGATTTGATGCTGTCGAGATTATGACGCAGTCCCGCGAAGGCATAGTTGATCCGCCTATTGCGGGTGCGTATGTATTTTTCGCCAATGTCGAAGTAGTCGGCAAGCCACGGTTCGCTACGGATGGCGGATTTTATTTCCTCCATCGAGCTTTCGTCAAGGCTGTTGAGGTGTTCGCGGCTGGCAAGGAATACGCCCTCAACACCTTGTTCAGCAAGCTGGTAGATGCGTAGTGCCGATCTCAGAGCTAGGCCACGCGTCTTGCCGCTCCCTCGCCCGCCCTTAAACACACGAGTGCGAGCAGGTCGCGAGAAGTTCGCCGTCAGCTTCGGCAGTTCTTCAATCGTCGCGCGCATCTGCAACCTGTGGCGCTATGAACTCAACCACGACAGGACGAAGGGTGCCGTCCGGGTTGGACAACTCTTTCTTGTCCGCCAAGCCAAGGTCTCGAGCGATGATGTTGGGGTTCAGCATGCTGGCCGACGCCCCCTCAAACTTCTGTCGATAGATCACGCTCTCGGCTCGCGATATGACCGGAGATAAATCGGTTCGGGTCTTTCGCCAGTCTCGCCACGTAACCTCATCGACGTCGAGAAACATGCATAGGCCACCGATCGTCATGGCGCGCATCTTAGCCAATGGCTCATGACTAGCCGACCCTTGGAAGGTCACGAGATTATCCTCGTAGAGCGGGTTGGTATCATTCCAGTGAAAATACTCGCAACAAGCGTCCCACAGGCCGTTTGGGTCGGTAAACAGCGGGTTCCGGCCATGGCTTGAGCGAACCTCCCAGAAGCGATTTCCAGGCAGGAAGCGTCCGGTGTCCTCATCGCGGTCTTCACTCATGATTTATCGTCCTCCCAACATTCCGCGCCTTGGCAATCACCGTCACCACGACGCCGTCTCTGATCACAAGTCGTTCGCCGTTGCGCCCGATCAAGACAGGGCACCCGAACGCATCGGCCATTGCGAGGGCGGGTGTCGCCATCTCGGCACGGACCGCATCAAGGTTGATGCCTTTCACGCGCTCGAGCCAGCGCATGATGGCGTGGTCGCTGATCACGGTCATGTCACCGGCCCCTCAACATCAGCCCAATGCGTCACCCCATGAACCGGACGGCCCACCGCGTCGCACCAGCCATCGCACCACGAGCCGAGGATCACGCGAACGGTCCACAGCAGCATGTCACGGCCGTCCAGGCGATCGGCGGGGATGACGGCTATCACCCGCCAGTTCGGTGCCGGCTCGGCTTTCACGCGCGCCCTCACTCCCCCTCTCCAGCCTGCCCGCGGTGGGTGGAGGAAGGGGTTCTCGTGTGGTGCTCGACCGGCGCCATCTCGACGCCGCAGTGGTGGGCGGGGGTGGGGATCATTTCACGTGTCTTTCCAAAAGCTTGCGATATCCCAAGCGTCTCCAGCAAGGTCCCAACGCAAGGCACTGACGGGGTAGGCGTGGAGCGACGGGCGACCATTGGCGAACACGACGCGAACCTTCGTGTCGGCTCCCCATTTCGAGGGCGGCATGCCTGGGTTGTCGAAGCGGCGCGGCTCATGCTGCATCTGCGTCCGCCCAATCGCGGCCCTTTGCGCTCGGGATCGCCACGTCCACGCGCAGTCCCGGTTGGCAGGCGAGCCGATGGGCCAAAGCGTACGCAGCCGCAGCCCCCCCGAACTTCGGATCGTTGTCGCCGAACACGATGATGTCGCGGACTTCCTCGGGCGGTTGCCACTTCGCGAGCATCGTCGAATTGATCGCGGCCCAAACTGGCATGCCGAACCGCTCGCTGGCTTTCAGCGCGGTCTCGATACCCTCGGCTATCCCGAGACGATCGCCGTGCATCGACAGGCGGATCGCAGCGCCGGCAGGTATCTCCCCCGGCATGGCGGCACGCGGGTTTTCAATGTCCGCTTTGCCGTTCGGGCCAAGGAAAGTGCGGTGGATCGTTGCAGCCTTGCCATCCGGTGCCGATACGAGCGCGATCATCGCCGGCAGGACACCGCCACCCGGGACGAAGCACTTGTCGGCATAGCGCAGGCACAACCGGTTTTGCGGCAGTGGCACGTTGCGGCCGATCAGGTAGCGCGATGCCGGATCCTCCCCGGTGATTGGCACGCCGCGCGCCCATAGCTCGCGCAATGCCTCGACCTGGCGCTCAGGGCTTAGACCAGCCTTCGCCTTCGTCAGCGGCACATGCTTGACGATCTTGTCGACTTCATGCGCGGCGGTCTTGAAGTCCCAACCCTTGATCTTCTGTAGCAGGTCGAACCCGCTACCCGCGCCGCAACCGCTGCAAAAGTAGGTGCCATTCCCGCCCTTGTCGTCGAAACGGAACCGGTCGGTTCCCTCGCACATCGGGCATGGGCCGTGCTTCCCCGAGAGGAACGAACGGTCGACCCCGAGCTGGAGCAAGATGCCCTTCCACTTGTTGCGGGCCATATCGACGGTGCGGGTCATCGCGTCTTCCCCTTGCCTTTGGCGTAGGCAATGCGGCGCGAGTGCTCGTAGGACAGGAACGCGCCGTCTGGCGGGATCGGGGAAGCGTCCAAGCCCTGCGGCCAGACACCGAACTTACCGCGGTACAGAGCCTTGGCGAGACTGCCGCCCTTGCCGCGCTGCTGATCGACATGGTTAGCCATCGACCAGAACTTCTGCTTTTCGGCGCGATCGTGCTTCACGGCCTTGGCGTTGAACTCGACCAAGTGGCCTTCCTGCACCTCGACCTCAGCGGCCTTGACCTGATGCTCGGGCTTGAACCCGCACGACGGGCAGGCGTGGACACCAGCAGGCTTCATCACCTTGCATGACGAGCAAGCTTTCGGGGTGGCGGCGCCCTTATCGGCGAGCGTCGTGTGCGCCTTCTCCTTGCCCGACAGCAGACGACCGTGGCTGATGTCCGTCACAAACCCGAGCCGGTGGTGATTGTCCGCGTGATCCAGGATCACCGCATGTTCTTTGCCTGGGGCGGTGCGGAGCGCGCGGCCGATCATCTGCACGAACAGCATCTCAGACTTGGTAGGCCGCGCGAGAACGATGCAGCGCACGTCGGCATCGACGCCGGTCGTCAGGGTGCCGATGTTGACGATGCCCGCCAGCTCGCCGCGTTTCATCTGCGAGAACAGCATCTGACGCTCGATCACGTCGACCTCGGCATCGCAGTACCCCATGCGGATACCGGCGTCGCCGAACTGCTGCTGCAAGGTGCGGGCGTGGGCGCGATCGACCGCGAACACCAGCGTCGGCAGGCCCTGCCCGAACGTCTTCCACGATTGCACCACGTCCGCGATCAGCGTGCGGTTGCTCATCACCTCGGACAGCGGCGCGGTCTCGTAATCGCCAGTCTTGGCAATCTTGACGCCTGAGAGGTCGGGAGTGCTGGGGGCGAACACCTTGAACGGCGACAGGAACCCCGCGTCGATCAACTCCTGCATCGTCACAGGGATGATCAGGTCCGACCAGTCATCGCTCATGCCGCGAGCCCAGGGCGTAGCCGACAGCCCGATGAATACCCTGCGCTCGTCTTCGGCCATCCAGTCGGAGATCTGCTTGAACTGATTATGGCACTCGTCAACGATGACCATGTCCACGTCAGGGCGGGCGCGGCGGGCGAGCGTTTGCACCGAAACGACCTGCACCGGCATGGCGCGGTTCGTGCGGCTATGCCCTGCCTGCATCACGCCGATCGCGTCGATGCCCTCAGCCTCGAAGGCCTCGACCGTCTGGTTGATCAGCGAGATTGCCGGGACGGTGAACGCCACCCGCTTGCCCTTCGCGAGCGCTCCCGAGATCAACTCGGCTGCGGTCCGCGTCTTGCCGGCACCGGTCGGCAGCTGGAGCACCACGCGGCGGTTGCCTGCGATCAGCGAGCGGCGAAGCATCGAGATCGCGGCAGACTGGTGTGCCCTAAGCGGCTTCGGTTCGAAGGTCGGGGCGAAGAAGCCCCAGCCAGCAGGCGTTCCTTGCAGAGCGGTTGCCATCACGCAGCCCTCCCCGCCAAGCCCGCCCATCGACCGACCCGTGCGGCCAATCGCAGCGCCAAACCTTCGAGGAAACCGAGCGACCGATCACCATCGACCCGGAAAGCCCACCGAGCATGATTATTAGTTCTCTTTATGGGCGAGGCGAAATTACACCCTTTATTTTGCCCGGTTTCGCCGTCGATCGTCACGAACTCAGCGCCGTTTGTGACAGCCGCGCCGGGGTCCAAATCTCCAAGGACGGCACCCAGATCGACAACGTAGGCAGTCGTGTGCCCGCGCCCCGTTCCATCCTGCCGAGCATGAACCCAGCCCTTCGACTGGAACCAACGGACGGCCTTGCGAGCGGTCGAAAGCGATAGCCCGACCTTATCGGCGATGCCTTGGAGGCTAAGGCGAAGCGCGCGGTCCGGGCCGTGATACAACGACAGGTTTACCAACTTCGCGAGCGCCGCCCGCATGCTCTTGGTCATGGTGACGCGACGGCTGTTCTTGACGGCACGCCGGTAGATCAGCGCCTCGCAATGCGTGATCGTGTGGCGGAAATTGCGTTGGCGCTTCATCCAGCGCCGGCGCGAGCGATGCTCCGCTCCCCACACATGAGAAAGCGGATTGAACGGAATACGGGCGTCGTGTATTTTGTGCATAGCGATCGTCCTTCCTTGACGATTGTGAGGGCGGGCTTTGATCGCGACTTCCACGAAGCGATCGGTCCGCCCGTCCTTTTGAACAGGGTGAAATTTGGCAGTTACCGCCGTCATGCGACCACCTGCGTCGCTAGACGGGCGATGATCGGTTCGATGATCTCGCCGATAGGGCGCGCATCATCGGAGAAATCGATGACGAACTTTCCCTCTGCGCAGCGCTCGCCGAACTGAATCCGGGGCTGGCCAAGCGTGCGATCATCGATGCCGTAAGCGTCTGCGATACCGTCCTGGTAAGCCTTAACCGCGGCGGACGTGTTGTCCTCATCAGGCAACGGGCCACGCGGCTTCGGATAAACGGTCACGACCAGCCGGCGCAGTGTCTCCGGGCGAGCATTATCGGCGAGCGTGGCATAGCGGGCCCACTGCCGATGCTTCTTCACCTCACGGCTCTTTGCCATGTGGTGGGCGCGACCGTTGGGCCACAGCGCCTTGTGGGGATACGGAAGCTCGATCATGCAGCAACACCCCGACGCATCCGCTCCCGGCGTTCCCAATTGGCCTTAAGCTTCGTCAGCCGCCAAACCGGATCTGACCGGTAAAGCTGGCGACGTGCTGCGGCCTGGTTCTCGTTTTGCCACTGGCGATACAGGTCGCTCATCGTGCCCGCCTCGCGACACGCTGCGGCCGTCGACGATCAAGCGACATGACCGGGAAGAATCGCAACGGCTCGACCTCGACGAAAGCGGTATTGCCGTCGCGAAGAAGCGTCAGCTTGCGCGGTCCGGATAGGACGGCTGCGATCTCGGGGATCATGCCGAAAGCCTCCCCCGCATGGAGTCGATCGCCTCGCCCGCCTCAATCAGCGTGCGTTTCATGCGGGCCACCTCGACATCATCGATCACGCCGTCCTCAAGCGCGATCGACACTTCGAGCATCAGCTTGCACAGCCGCGTCGACAAAGCCTGATCGCTCACATCGCCAGCGGCGAGCGGGACCAGCTTCATGCCGATCAGTGAAAGGGCATCATTGGCGAAACGACCGTTCCAGCGTTCGCAGCCGCGAAGGAACGAGGTGACGGGCATCTCGGCATAACCGGTGCGGTAGGCCTTGCCGGCGTCTACCCCCTTGTGGAGAAACTTGCCCAGCTCGGCATCGGTCAAACCGTCTTGCGCCTTGATCGTCGTCAGACTCTCGCCGATCGTCTCGACAAGCTTTGAAGCCGATATGGTGCGATGCAGCGGGGAGATTGCCTTATCCGACATCGGTATTGCTCCGTTCATGGAAATTCAGGATCATCCCCGCTGGCAGTGCGGCCCCGTCGAGTTCCGCGTCGCCGTGTGCCGCGCCCTGCTGCTCGCCCTCGCCAGCTCGTGGGAAGGCGTAGGTCCCGATGCAGGTGCACCAAGCGGAGGTGCGCCCGCAGACCGAGCAGGCGGTGATGACCTCGCAAGGGTTCGCGACGACAGCGGGCTGGTGGAAGGCGCGCGACAGGGCGGCGATGATCTGGGGCGTGTTCATCGACCGACGCCAGAAGCGAGGACGGCATGACCGAGAACTTCAGGGACCTGCGGGACTACGGCGTTACCGAGCTGCTTATTGCGGTGTATCCCTCGGGGAATCCCATGACCTGTTCCGCGGTTTCGGGCACCGGATACCGTTGGCCAAGCACAAGGCTGCACCAGTCCTGCCAGTTGTTCCGCTCGGGATTGCGAACACCACGCCTGGGTGACGTTCTTCCGCCCTTGAACGCCGTCGCGTTGGGGGTAGGCCACAACCCACACTCGGTCCCGAAGTTGTCGGGCACCAGCGTAGGAAGCCGGTATGCAGTGCCACTCCGCATCATACCCGAGCGAGGCCAGGCTTCCGAGAACTCTTCCGAGCCCCCTTCCAAGCAAAGCTGCGACGTTCTCCACGAAGATGAGTTCGGGTCGAAGCTCGCTAACCAAGCGGGCGTAGTGGAACCACAACCCGCTTCGTGCGCCGTCAAGACCTTTTCCACCGCCAGCGAGACTAACGTCTTGGCAGGGGAATCCTCCGCAGATTGCATTAGGGAAAATCCCGTCAGCTCGGAGTCCGTCTGCGGTAAGTGTTCGAACATCATCATAGATCGGGACACCCGGGTTGCGGGCCGCGAGCGTGGCGCTGGCCTCCTTGTCAAATTCGCAGAACGCGACGGTCTCGAAACCGCCCGTGCGCTCCAGCCCGAGGCTGAAACCGCCGATCCCGCTGAACAGGTCGAGCAGTTTGTACGGCTGCGTCCCCATCAACCCTGTCCCAACGAATGTGACGGGACGGGAGGGAGGGCTTCGGAAGCGGCGGGGCAATGCGTTTCGGAGTATTCCCGCACGGCATGGATCGTCGCGTGAAGATCGACCAGAACCGACACCGTGACGAAGGCGGCGACTACCCACAGGATCAAGCCTGCGTAGAACAACGCGGACTTCATGCCGCCGCCTGCTGCTCAGCTGGCTGGTACTCAGCCATAAAGTTGCGGACCTTCGCCTCGGTCTCGGGCCAGACCCGCCTGCCTTTGCGCAGGTCGCGCACAAAGTGCGGATCGTTCATGGCAGCGCGCCCGAAAGACACATGCGAAAGCGAGCGTTCCTTTAGAAACGCGTCGATCGCGGCGATTAAGGTGTGACCGGTGTTCTCCATGGTAATGCAATGTACGTAGGGTCCGCCCTACCGTCAACATCAATCGGTAGGGGAAACCCTAGTCTTTTCACCTGCGGCAGTAAGTGGGACATAGCCCACATGTCAGAAGACGGCCGATCACCTCTCCAAAACCTGCTAGCGGCGCGAATTGCGCAGCTCGATAAGCCGCGGGACCACTACGACAGCATCCTTAGAAAGACGCTGGAAACGACGGGTAAGCCGCTTTGGGATGTTGAGCGCGGCAAGGTGCAGAAGCCAAGTCCGCGGGTACTGCGTGCGATGGAAGAGGCTTTAGGGTACGATCCAGATTACTTGGTCGACTTCGTCCACCCGCGCGCGTCTCCGGCTGCGAAGCCACCAGCGCAGCGCCCGCCGGAAGCCGATCAACCAATGATGCGGAAGGCTGACGAAGGCACGGTAAGCCTCAAGGTTGTCGATCTAAACCTGGCTATGGGCGATGGCGGCAACCTGGACGATTGGGCAGACGAGGAATCGGTCGAGTTCGATCTAAACCTATTGCGTTCAATCACGCGTTCGCCGGCCGCGCGCGTCATCGTTGTGCGCCCGCGCGGCGACAGCATGTTTCCGACTCTGCTGAACGGTGACTGGGTGCTGATCGACACGACGCAGCGGGTGTTGAACCTAGACGATAAGATATGGGCTTGCAGCGTCTACGGCGCCGGCGCGGTGAAGCGCCTGAAGGCTATCGGCAAGGACAAGGTCGAGGTGCGGTCTGATAACCCAATCGCAGGTAATCGCGAGGTAGACTCCGCAGACCTGATCATATTGGGGCGGGTTATCTGGATAGGACGGGAAGCATAATGGCTGATGATCCGTTTCCCGACTGGTCAAAGCCAGCGACAAAGGGCGATGTCGTTCGAGCCATGGTATTTACACGCGCTGTAGCGTCGGCGCTGGCGAGGGCTATGTTGGCGCAGCGCCGGGGCGATATTGAAGCCGCCAATGCCGCGCTTAACGAGTGGTCGATGGCTGACGATGTGCTGAATAAACTGATTTACGAAATCGGAGGCCGCGAAAATGGCCAATGAGTCGATTGATCAATTAGCGGCCGTGCGTAACCTCCGGGAGCAAAACAGATTGCTCACCGAGGAAGTGACATCCTTGCGGTTCGGTGAAGGAGGGGGCACATTACCCCCTATGGACACCGTTGACGCGAAAATCTCCGCCTCGGAAGCCCGGACTGACACAAAGTTTGCCGAGCTGCGCGGCGACCTAAAGGATTTTGCTACCAAGAACACTGTATGGGGCGCGGCGGCGACGGCGATCGTCTCGATATTGGGCGTTCTGCTCGCACTCGTAGCTTTCGGCGGTGACCGGTTTGATGCCGGCGTATCCGCCGGTAGCGCGCTTTCCCCATATGCAGAACAGCAGCGCGAGCGCGATCGCATCCAAGATCAGAAGTTCGACGAAATCCTGAACCGGCTTCCTCCCGCCAAGAAGTGAAGCCGCTCAGTCTCGCTATCGTCGGCATCGACTATCCTAACAAGCGCGGCCCTGCCCGTCGTTTCGAGCTTGAGATTTGCCGCCCTGGCGAGCCGATCGAGCTGCGGCCCGAGCCCAACAACAAATACGACGAACACGCCATCGCGGTGTTCTCCTGCCGTGGCATCCAGCTCGGCTATCTGGCGTCCGAGCGCGCCGTCTTTATCGGCACCCTGCGCAGGCAAGGCCACGACGCCAAGGCTATCTTCCAAGCGCTAGAGCCAAAGGTCGGCTGGATACGCGTGGCGTTCGACGGCGCAGAGCCGGTGCTACCCCCTGCCCCATCAAACGAGCCTGCACCCGGGGCGGACGGCTTTTGGCCGGACCCGATCTACGACGACGAATAAAAAATAGGGTTTCCCCTACTTATCGTTTGACAACGTAGGGCGCACCCCACATAACAGACCTCAGAAGGCGATAGGGAATTGGTCCCGCCGCCTCGGAGGTCAACATGGCTACCGAACCGAAATTAGGCCAACTGGTCGAGATCATCACCAGCGGCACAGTATTTGAAATTGCCGGGATCGACGACGACTGCGTGATGCGCGCGGAAGATGGCGCATGGTTCAACATCGCTGATGTTGTCGAGGCGTCGGCATGATCGCCTTCGAAACCGCGCGAGACATCGCGTTTGCGTACCGGGAAGTCGATGCCGGCGAGAAGCTGCTGGTCGAGCTGGCAGCGGCGAAAGACCGCCACGTAGCACCCGATATTCGCGACGCCTTCGGACGCCGCCAAGACGGTCTCACGCTTGGCGTCCCGTCGAGCGAGTCCAGCCGCACGATGTATCAGGTCTCGTGGGCGCTCGCTGTTCCGATCGTCGAGGCGCACGTCGCCAACGCAAAGTCCAAGATCGCCGCGCTGTCGCAAAAGGCGCTGGCTGAGATGGAGCTTCAGTCATGACCCAGACCCACCCCCTCCCCTCCAGCATCCGCATCGGCGTCCACGAGAGTGGGGAGAAGGAGATCGAGCGGCTGCGTGAAGCATTGGCCGTAGCTGTTGCTGCCTTGGAAAAGGCAAAAGCTGTGTGGTTCGGTAACAACCAGACGCCGACGCAATGCGGGTATCTCATGAACGCGCATATCAGCGCGGGTTTGCGCAAAGTCGCCAGCCTTACCGCTGTGGATCCACGTGGCGAGGTGCAGCCATGACCATCCACAAGCTAGCCAGCAGCATACGGATAGGCGTCCACGAGACCGCCGATGTCGAATACGAAGCCACCCTCCATTACGAGCGCATCCCCGGCTACCTTGAGACGCGCGAAGGGCCCGGTTCACTCGCCTATTGCGAGCTGGTCGATGTGTTCGTTCGGATGCCCGGTCGCGATCCGTGGAAGCTGGGCCCGCCGTGCCTGATCGATGCGCTGAACGTCGAGCTTCAGGCCGACATGATGCGGGACTGGGCCGACGACCGCGAGCGGGCTGCTGAGCATAAGGCTGAGCAGCGATCGGACGACCTGATGCGGGAGCGTTGGGCATGACCGCGCCAATCAAGCCCCTCTCGGAGCGCAAAGCCGAGACCTACGCAAGCTGGGAGCGGTTCTTCAAGTCGAGCGCCCGCCACGGCTACCGCGTGTCGAAGGAAGAGCAGCGCGAGATCGCCAACGCCAACGCCGGATGGTCGCTGTGAACGCCTTCGCCACCGCCTTCCTAGTCCCGCAGCCCGAGCGGATGTTCGAGCCGGTGGACTTCCGAGACGTGCCGACGATCACCGCCCGTTGGGTCCCGTCACCCGCGCGCCTGACCGAACTGCTCGCCATGCCCCGCGACCTGACAGCGTCCGAGTGGGCCGAGCTTACTGCTTTTGAGAGGGATGCAAGCTGATGAGCGCCTTTAGCCCTGCCGCAAAGCTCGCTTATTTGGAGCGATACCACGAGATCACGCAAAGCCTGATTGGCATAGCGCGCCTCAACATGACGCCGGAAGATCGTGCGGCACTGAAGGTTTGGGACGACCAGTTGGACGACCTTCAAGTCGCTCGCTGGCACGCGCTGGGCATCCCCTACGACGCTATGGGCCAGAACGCTATCTTCAGCATCAGCGACGAGGCCGTTGACCGTACCCGCACCGTCGATGCGCCTGCTGGAAGGGGTGCGTGATGGACGGTTCGCAAATCACACTGCGCTGCCCTCGCTGCGACACTAAAATGCAGGTCCCACGCGATGACAGCGATCCGCAAGAAGCCGTTGCCGTGATCATGATCTGCTTGCGGTGCGACGACGGCGACTTTCATTCGCCTCGTTTCGAGAACGCAGACGGCGTCGAAATCCCGGCCATCGGCACCAAGGAGCCCCCGAAATGCTGACCGATACACCACTGTCTGTTGCTGATGTTCTGAGCAAAGCGGCTGATCTGATCGAGCCGGAAGGTGCTTGGATCCAAGGCGACTTCGCCAAGAACGCGGCTGGGGAGAACACGGGCCTGACCGAGTTTCGCGGGCCAGCGGTCTGTTGGTGCACCTATGGGGCCATAGAGCAGGTGACCGATGATGAAGAGGTTATGGTGGCCGCTGAAGTTTTCCTCGCAAAGATGCTGAAGGGAACGAGCATCGCCGAATGGAACGATGCGCGCAACCGCACCCAAGCTGAAGTCGTCGCCAAGCTTCGTGAAGCCGCCACCCTAGCCCGCGCAGGTGACGCATGATCCCCGCGTCGATCAAATCCCTCACCCGCGCCCGCCCCTTCATCCCCGGCGCAACCGTATCCGCCTTCCCTCTCCGCGGTTTCGACGGTCGGACTTGGGCTGAGCGGAAACGGGATGCCGCCACCCCCGCCTTTCCTCGTGTGGAGAACGTCCTTTGAACGCTCAGCTTGAACTCGCCTCTGAAACGCCTGCGACGGACATCGTTGTAGTCGTCAGTCAGAACCCCGGACTCGTGCTACTCGATAGCGAGAAGTTCGACGCCTTCTACGACAAGATGAAGGCCGAAACCGACAAGCTGGTTCCCGACACGTCGAGCGCCAAGGGCCGTGACGAGATCCGTTCGGTTGCCGCTCGGGTCGTCCGCGCTAAGGCATCGATCGACAAGGCTCGCCTCACACTGACGAAGGAATGGCGCGACAACACCAAGCTGGCGAACGACGCTGGCAAGGTGATCGAAGAGCGCCTGAGCGGTTTGGCCGAGGAAGTCCGCGCGCCTTTGACCGCGTGGGAAGCTGCCGAGAAGGCGCGGATTGACCATGCCGAAAAGATCATCGGTGGCTTGCGCGAAATGGGCAAGGTGGCTGTCGAGGATACCGCGGCGATGGTTCGCGAGCGGGGCAGCATCGTGTATAACATGGCGTTCGATCCGGCCGCGTTCGGTGATCTGTTGCCGGAAGCGGAGTCGGTCAAGGCTGCTTCGATCGACAGCCTCAAGGCCGCGCTGGCTCGCCTGACCCGCGAGGAAGCCGACCGCGCCGAACTCGCCAAGCTGCGGGCCGAACGCGAAGAAGCGGACCGCATCGCTGCCGAGCGTGAAGCCGAGGCACAACGCGAGCGTGACCGGATAGAAGCTGAGCGGGTTGCAGCCGAACGAAAGGCCGCTGCCGAGAAGGCTGACGCCGACCGCATCCGTGCGGCACAGGAAGCCGCTGCACAGGCCGCGCGTGACGAAGCCGCTGCAACCGCCCGCGCCGAACAGGAAGCACGCGACCGGGCGCATCAGGAAGAGATCGCAGCCGAGCGAGCCAAGGCCGCAGAAGCCGAACGCCTTCGCCAGGCCGAGGCTGATCGGGCTGCGCAGATTGAACGCGAGCGCAAGGCAACCGAAGCCGCTGCACAGGCCGAAGCCGAGCGCGTTGCCAAGGAGCAGGCCAAGCGTCAGGCGAACATCGCTCACCGGACCCGCGTCAAGACCGCTGCCAAGCAGGCGATCATGACTTGCGGTTGCGACGAAGAGACGGCGCAGAAGATCGTGCTGGCAATCATTGCCGGTGAGATCCCCGCCGTCACGTTGGGGTTCTGACCATGGACGGTTTCAACCCATTCGAGGCGGATTTCGTCGAGCGCGAGGATGCCGCGGCGCCGGATGATTATGCGCCTGCCGCAACGCCGAAGCCCGCCAGCCGAGCAATCTACCATCGTGATGTCGAACAGGGCACGCAGGAGTGGTTAGACCTTCGCCGCGGCATCCTGACAGCCAGCGAGATGAAGCTGATCATCACGCCTTCGCTCAAGGTCGCGGACAACGACGCCGTCAAAACCCACCTCTACGAACTACTGGCACAGCGCGTGAACAACTACGTCGAGCCGCATTTCGAGAGCTTCGACATGGAGCGCGGCAAGTTCGACGAGGAACATGCCCGCAACAAGTATGCGGAGATGTTCGCGCCGGTCGAGGAAGTCGGCTTTATCACGAACGATTTTCTCGGGTTCGTCATCGGATACTCGCCGGATGGCTTGGTCGGTGATGATGGGCTGATCGAGGTGAAGTCGCGCATCCAGAAGCTACAGATGAAGACGCTGGTCGAGCATGTCGCGGTTGGCACGATCCCGCCCGACTACATGATCCAGTGTCAAACCGGGCTGATGATCGCCGAACGCAAGTGGCTGGATTTCCTCAGCTACAGCGGCGGAATGCTGATGCCGGTCGTCCGCGTTTACCCCGATCCGGTCGTTCAAGATGCGATCGGGAACGCGGCAATCACCTTCGAACAGCGCCTCAATGAGAAGCGCGAAATCTATGAAAAGCTGGTCGCGTCTGACGCTCGGCTTGTGGCAACCGAAAGGCTCATTTACCTATGACTACTCTCGCAGAAGCACTGGCGCCTAAGTCGGACCAGCTTAACGCCGACGACCTGATCGCCGGCCCCCGCGTTCTCAAGATCACCGGCGCGCGCATCGTTCGCGACGGTCGCGATACCAAGGTCGTGCTGAACTACGACGGCGACAACGGGAAGCCGTGGAAGCCTTGCAAAACGATGGGCCGCGCGATGGTGATGGCATGGGCAATCGCCGACGAACAGCAGATGGTCGGCAAGTCTGTGCGCGTGTTCCGTGATCCGACCGTGCGGTTCGGTGCTGATGGCGAGGTTGGTGGCATCCGTATCAGCCACATGTCGCATATCGACAAAGCGGCTAACATCAAGCTGACCGAGGCCCAAGGCAAGAAGCGGCTTTACACGTTCCAGCCGCTGCCGACCGCCGTACCGCGCGACGCATCCGACGAGCTGACGTTCGAAGGCGCCGAACTATCCCTCCGCACGGCCAAGACGCTCGACGAACTCGAACAGGCATGGCGCAAGAAGGCGATGGCGTCGCATCGTGAGGCACTGAAGCCGGTGCTTGCCGAACGCAAAGCCGAGATGACCCCGTCGAACACGGACGCCACCGACACCGTCGCCATGTTCGACGCAGCCGCCACCCCCGAAGCCATCGAAGCCGCGGACAAGGCGGCGAACGTGCTCAACATCGCAGCAGATCCGGCCATCGTTGACGCTCGGGAACGCGCTTGGGATCGGGGGACTGCAGCATGAGCCCCGCAGAGATCAACGCAATCGGCGTCATGCTCCAGAGCATCCGCCACCCCGACGAGCGTTTCGTGACGCTGGCCTTCACCGCGCATGCTCCGAACAGCGAGAGCTTCGACGGCAGCGTGTCGGTCACGGTCGGGGCTAACGGCGACACGGCCACCAGCGAGAGCGTCACCCTCGACTGTGCGCTTCACATGGCACGCGCGAAACTCCGCAACCAGGCCGAAGCGCGCGCAAAAGCTGCGGCTGAGAAGAGGGAACTCGCAGCATGACGGACGTTCAGCAAGCGGTGCCGGTTGCGGGGGAGGCTATTCATCGGTTGGCCGGTGAATGCAGCGACGATGCGACCAAGCATCTTGAGATCCGTAGCCCGTTGAACCGGGCAATCTACAAGGCTGTTCGCGAGTTCCGGCTGACGAACATGTGCTACTCAGACGATCCTAGCGACGCTTATCCGCTGGTCGACCTCATGTCGAACCCCGCGCCGTCTGACATTGGCACTGGCGAAATGCAGATGGTGGATCTGGTCGACGGGATCGAGACTGCCGTCATCAATGCCCGCCTCACCGAACCTGCAAGGAAAGCTGACAGGTTGGGGGAAGGTGTGGCGGAGACGCTATCCATAGCTCTCGATCAGAATGATGCGATGCGTCAAGAGCTTGTCCACCTCGGCAATCTTGTCACGACCTTGGAAAGCGCGATGGCCGTCGAACACGCTGAAGCGGACGGTTCATGGCCTAAGCTCCCGGAGCGCATCGAGCGACTGACAAACGCGGCGAGGGCCCTTCCCGATCCCACCCATACGCGGGAGGCGGAGTTGCGCGACATACCGGACGAGGTGTTTCGGGAAATTGCTGACGCAAAGGACGTTGGAACCTGCCGCGCGCGCGTTACCAAGCTTCTCGCCGCCCTGTTGGCCGGATCCGCACAGTGAGCCGGTTCGATCAGCCAGCGGTGCTCCGTGGCGAAATCTACTGCGCTCCATGGTGTGGGTTCAAATGCACGCTTGAGGCTTACAACGCCGCCTGTGCTGCCGCTGCCGAGTTGGCTGCACGCATGGGCGACGGCTGGGCTCCTCATGTGTGGGAAAATATGGGTTGGCATTACTCTATCCAGAAGGGGTGCGTCACAATCCGCAAGGATAGTCCGCGGTATTCGGCATGGATTGAGCCAAAGCTCGACACGGCAGGCCGCACGATGGTTCAGTTCATCGAATACGCCGACACCCCGGAAGACGCCCTTGGTTTCGCAACACAGGCAGCGCGCACGCACATCGCCCGCCTCGCCCATGCTCTTGAGGATGTTCTCGCATGACCAATCCCAACCCGAGCCCCGAGTTGCAGCCGATGTCGGAAGCGCCAAAGGACGGCAGCTACATCGTCGGCTATTACCGCTCGATCGACAACGAGCGCACCGAGCATTGGAACGGTCGCGCGTTCGTGATCCGGCATGAGGGCAAGACGGCAAGCGACTACGACCTGGGGTGGGCCCTGTTCCCCGGCTATGGCGGCGTGCCTGACATCTGCTTTGCTGGTTGGGCCCCGCTTCCCGCCGCCCTCTCCCAAACCCCTTCACCCCCGTCACTTTCAACCGATGTGCAAAGTGCGGCAACCGGAGTTCACGAACGCGACGTTTCGTTGGAAGTGGCGATGCCAGCGCCGGGGGAGGTGCCGAACCGTCACGCGGAAAGCCAGCCACAAATTGGCCCAAGCCAAGACGACCTGAAAGCAATTTGGCAGATGATTCCGCCAGCGCCGGGGGAGGTGGAGGCAACTGTTGCGGAAACTGTAACAGTTGCGCTGCCAGTGCCGGGGGAGGTGGAGCGGATAGCGAAGTGGCGCACGGCTAGCGTTGCCTTGGGCAGTTGGCTTTCCGCCGCCCTTGATGATCCGAACGTTTGCAACGCGATGAAAGCTGACATCAATGCGTGGTTCAGCGCTAGTGAACCTTTCGCCGCCCTCACTCCCAATGCCACTCAGACGCGAGAAGCGGAGCTACAAGACGAGATCGAACGGTTGCGCGGTCTGCTGATCAGTCCCGGCGATCCCGCTTGGGAGGACGCGCGCGCCGCACTGGTAGCTGAGTTGCGCAAGAATGGGATGGATACGCACGCAGACAATATCGCTGCTAGCTATGCCGTATCGATCCCATCGTGGATCGCGCTCAACTTGATTGGGCATTCCCGCGCCGCTGGGGGTGCGAAGTGAGCGCGGGTGAACGCCCCGTGATCGCGGTGCTGGATGCTCGCGGTCTTGGCGGGGATATTGCGCTTCTCGCCGCCCTGTCTGGCGTTGGCGCGCAGATCATTACCATAGGTGACGCGCCAGACCATAGCCGTTCGGACGTGCTGGACTCGCTTTATGGCGGTCCGAGCATATCGGACACCATCGCCAGCTTGCGTGCTGATGGTGGCTGGCTTGGATGTTCACCGCGCTCCGCTCGCAAACCGTACCGCACCAGTGGCCGGGAAATCACCTTCATCGACACGCCTAAGCCGCTGTCCAAGCGCCGCGCGCGTCGCCTTCGTGGAAAGGTATCCGCATGACCAATCCCAACCCGAGCCCCGAGGCGATTTATGACGCCGCGTTATGCGCGGAACATCTCGCAACCGGTATGCATTCGCCCGGCTTTGCTCGCCGCGCCGCTCTCCGTGCCATGTCCGTCCTTTCACCGCAAACCCCACCAGCGCCGTCACTTTCAACCGATGTGCAAAGTGCGGCAACCGGATTTCACGAACACGACGTTTCGTTGCAAGTGGCGATGCCAGCGCCGGGGGAGGTGGAGGCGCGTTTCTGGCTGATCGTTCACGAGCCGGGTAAAGTGCCGGACCGCAAAGGATCATGGCCGAGATCGCAACTACCGCAGATTATGCGGGAGTTCATTGCGGCCCGCCCGAACGCGTACCTGACCGTTTTGACGGTTGGGGCAGACGGGTCGCCTGATGTGCAACATGGCCCCGAAGCGCTTCAAATGGCTGATGGTCGGTCGATGCGCACCGGAAGCACCCACAATGCCCGCACGCTCGCAGCGCATACCGAAGCTCTCGCCACCGTTGCGGCAGGGGATGACGAAGGGGTTGCCCGTGGGGTCGAGGCGGCTGCGAAGGTGGCGGAATCCTGGATCGATCCGGCGTTTGCGACGGCGCACGAAAACCGCATCGCACGGTCGATCGCTGCCGCCATCCGCCTCTTGCCGCAGGGAGAGGGGAAGTGATCGAGCATCTGGAAAGCTGCCCGACATGCGGCGCGCTGCCATGCGATCAGGCGTCCGGTAGCGCTGCCGATGACATGCGCTGGCTCGACACTCAACGCCGTCTGACACTGTCGTTCTACTCGCCGATGTACGGGGATGATGACGACCAGTCCGAAGAGTGGCGGGTCGAGAAGGAAAGCGGCTCGATCAACGATCGCGAATGGGATGTGATCGGACGCGGCCAGACTTTCGCCGAAGCTGTCGCCGCTGCCCGTCTCGCCACCTCACGCTCGCAACACGAAGGGGCTGGAAGATGAGTGAAAGCGTCACATTCTGGAACGTCGGTATGGCACAACTGGAGAGGCGGTGGGTGCCCCTGACCCAGCGGTCCAGGCTCAGGTGTAGGATACCTGATTGGAGCCGCTGGAGGGAAGGTCTCGGCCAATGCCCGACCCTCGGGCTGAGAATGAACGGGATTAAGGCTCCCGGCTCACGCCAACACGTGTGCTTGTATGCCCAGAACTCGTCTCGGAATCAAGTGCCTGAGCTACGCATCACCCGCCTGAAAGGCCAACCCTCATGAACCCGACCACCAACACCGAGGCGGGGGCAGTTGCAGACGTGGCGGGGGTCGCGGAACCACGCATGATGCGCCTGGAATGGCCGACCGATACCGGTCGTGTGCTATTCGAGTTTCCGTCCGACCTTACGCCTGGAGAGGCGGAAGACGTTTCCGAGCTGCTGGCGATTACGGTCACCGCAATGCAGCGACGTGCCGCCCACCTCTCCGAACAGGGGGCGACGGCGGGGGTTGTTGGGGGGAAGGAGCGTGGGGATGACTAGCGCGCGCAAAGCTGAGATCGCCCCGCGACTCGTCGGCGAGGACCAGGCAGCAACCTATCTCGGTCGCAGCCGCACGGCCTTTCGTTCGCAGCGATCGGCGGGACAGGTGCCTTCACCATCGGACTATAACGGCAAGGTGCCTCTGTGGGATACCCGCGTGCTGGATGCCTGGGTTGACGCCAAGAGCGGGCTTGGCGCATCCAACGACGGGTGGGCAGACTTTTGATTCCCGGCGTCGTCCAGAAAAAGGGACAGACCTATCGGCGCTTCAAGGTGAAGGTCGATGGCAAGTGGAAGGACCACTATGTCAAACTGCCCGACCCTAGCAGCCCTGGATTTGCCGAGGCGCTTGCGAAGGCCAATGGCGGCGGGAAGGTTCGCACCGGCGCGGTCGCAGGCACCTTTGCCGCCCTCGCCGTCGAGCATCGCAAACGGCTGGCCGCGGCTAAGCTGGCAGTGTCCACGCGCCGGAACAAACTCTATTATGTCGAGCTGATCGAAGCCGAGATTGGCACCCGCCCTGTCCGCCCGATGCGGATGCCTCACGTCTTCAAGTTGCGCGACAAGTTCGCCGACACGCCGGGGAAGGCCAACAACTTGATCGCCGTCCTGAAGGGCATGTTGGCGCAGGCGCTGGAATACGGCTGGATCACCACGAACCCCGCCGCTGGCGTTCCCTTGCTCCCGATCGGCGAGCATGAGCCTTGGCCTGCGGAGGTGCAGGAGGCGGCGCTCGCAGAGGCTGACCCGATGTTACGCCTGGCCATCGTCACTGGCCTGTGCGGCGGTCAGAGGCTTAGCGACTGCATCCGGATCGCCCATAGCTGGCACGACGGACGCATGATGCGGATCTACGAACAGAAAAAGACGGCTGTGGCGGTCGCGATACCCATGCACCCGCTGTGGATCGCTGAGATCGCCAGCGTGCCGAAGCGTGCGACGACGCTGCTATACGATCGGTCCCACAAGCCTTTCAGCGGCACAGACCGTATCCAGGAGCGTCTACGCCGGCTGATGCGTAAGCTCGGCTACGTCGATGCTGACAACCAGTTGCTCTACACCTTCCACGGGCTCCGCAAGAATGCGTGCTGTTACCTGTTGGAACTCGGCTTGAGCGATACAGAGGTAGGCGCGATCCTCGGCATGACACCGGAAACAGTTCGGCATTACGGAAAGCGTGCGCGGGTTTTGGTGATCGCGGAAGGCGCTTTCGACCGCATCGTCGGAGGCAAGATTTTGAGCTTTGGGGGAACTGCCCCCGATTCTTGTGGGAACTCCACCACCGGCAAGCAGGTGCTAAGTGTTTGA